TTCCGCTCTATTTTCCCGCCCCTGTTTTTGCCCTCATTATTTATATGATTTTTTCATAATATCAGCTCCTTTTTCCTTACCTCTTGCTTATATTATATCATTTATTATTCTTATTGTCAAGTATTTTATCTATTCTTCCCCGCCCTTTTTTCACCCTGCTCCCCTTTTAATAGCGTGGATATTGTATATTCATTATTTCATCATTTGTAACTTTATTCGATTCTGTTCTTAATAATGCTATATACTCTTCTCCATTGAAAATTGTAGTTACTACTTCCCACCCATGTTTTGCCGCCACATTCATCTTTTTTGTTAATCTGTCTATATATTTATCTTCTATTTCCATATATCTCATTTTTAGCCGCCTCTTTTTTCTCTCGCTATTTCTGCCATTAATCCCCAATCTGAAAATGCCTTAGCATATTTTACTGTTATCTCTTCTTCTTCTGCCCAGCATTCCTCTTTTACACCTAAAAGCTTAAAACAATCTTCTGGGGCTTCTATTGGCATTTTAGTATGAATATTCCTTACAGCTAATTTACGCCCTTCTAATATCTCTAAAACTTCACATACAGCCCCTTCACATAGAGCAATATTATTTTCCCCTAGAAACCGTCTTCTAGCTATTACTAAATCACCTTTCTTTAAAGGTCTTCTAAATGTTAGTTTTACCTTAGCCATAAAATCATTAGATAAAAACCCTGGCATATGCTCTCCTATCCCTGTAAACCTCTCTAAAACGTCACATACTATTTGTAACCTATCGAGCTGTTCTTTTCTCGTTTCTCCTTCTAATTGATTCAATAAATGTTCAGTATCTAATCTTGTTAGTTGCATTTTTCTTACTCCCATTCCTTTAAATTCATATAACGAATATAATAATCTAAATAAGTATGTAAATCTTCAAACCAATCGCCTGTAAAAAGAAAATCATTAAATACTCTATTATAATCACTTAAAGATAAGTCATAAATAAAAAAATCTACGAAACTATAAAATAAATCTCTTGTTAATTCTCTATTTATTTCTACTTTATACATACTTTTATATGCTTGCTCTCTCTTTACTAAAGAAGCTCCATAATTTGTTGATAGTTGTACATATCTTACCCCCGCCGCTCTCCATGTTAAAGACATCATTATTATTCCTAATTCAGATTTCTTTAACCGCTGTAATGATACGCTTTGTATTATTGAAGAGTATACACGATGTAATAAATCAACTAATATATCATTTTTTCTTTGTTGTGATGGAGAAAGCATTATAGGAACTTTTGTTATTCTTTCTGTTTTCTTTAATATTATCATTTATTATCACTCACTAAATAATTCTTTTAATATCCTCGGTCTATATATTCTGCCTTGTTGTTTTCTTTCTATATTTTTCATTTCATTTGCCACCGCTCCTATATCTTGCACAAATTTAGGGTGTGCATCAATATATGCTATAAGTGGTTTCAATATTTCTAAATTGTCTTTTGCTTTTCTACGCCTATCACTGCACTCTTTGATAAGTTTTACTACTTTCGTTTTTCCCTTACGTTCTACAGGGTAATCTAGCTCACAAAAGTGCCTTATATCACCAAAGGCTTTGTCCATTTCATTTATTTCCACTTCATATATACTTTCTAATTGCTTTACTTCTTTTATAAGATTTCTAAATTCATTTAATAGAGTTATATTGTCCATAAAGATACTTCCCCTCATTTTCAAGTTTGTATTTTAATTCAGAAGGTATTTTATGTTTTGTTAATGAGTTTATATAATTTATTAAATCTTCACGTTCTTTATCAACTTTATATATAGATTTTGTTAAAACATTTTCTACCATATTACCGCAAAAATGACACTTTAAAATCTCTATAACATATACAACTACTAAATCTGTACTTATAGATTCTATTTCTTTAAAATATACTCCAATTCTTTCATAATGACACGTATGTTTAAATAATGTATTTAATTTTTCTGCATGTTCTTCTATTTCTTTGTCTTTTTTAAAAAATGAAAACCACATATCTTAGTTCCTTTCAATTCTATTTAGATAATTTACCCAATCTTCACACATATCAACAAATTCTTCTACATGTCTATATTGAGTGGTAGTTAATACACCTTCTACTTTATTTTTTAACTCAATAGCTTCTCTAATAAAGTCTATAATTTCTTGTTTTGTCATATTTTTCACCCTTTTTACATATTTTTATAAAATTTAACATCTTCTTCTACATGTTTTTCTGCTTCCTTATAAGTCTTATAGCATTTTCCTAGTTTACATAATAAATAATGAAATGTATATCCCTCATAAAAGTCTTCTTCTTCAATATCTCCTTGAACAGTTACATAATAAAACGTTTCATGTTTTTTAGGATGAAAAGGTATTTTCTTCACTTTATACTTTTCAGTCAATAATCTTAATAAAACAAAATCCTGACAAGTTCTATCACTATCACATTTTAAAATATCAAGTGTTCCCTCTGGATTTATTTTAAAATAATAGTTACTTTTGCCATTTAATGCCTCACCATCTTCTCCCAAAATATAAAATTTTTCACCTGCTTGTAAGTCATTATCTTCTAAAAATTGTTGTATATACTTGCTATACATTAATGTCCCTCCTTAAAATCAAAACTAAGAGCTTGCCCACAATCTGAACAATAATTATCTCTTATGGATACAATAGAATCACATTCAGGACAACGTACATCTACAGGAACTAATTTAGGCATTTCCCTTCCTTCGATATATTGAGGTACTACACTTACTTTTGCTAATTTTGGAATTTGTTTTTGAGCGGCTACTATAACCTGAATAAACACCTCTCTCTTTTCAGAAAACTGCCATTTCCATACAATGTCTTTTACTTTTTTTAATGCTTTTTCAAAATTCATTTTTATCACCTCATTTTAATTTTTCTGAACAATATTTTAATAAATCTCCTTTATGAATTAAAATTTGAAAATGCCATAAAGATAAAATACAAGCTAAATTCCTGCGTTTGAAAAATAAGCCATAGTTTTCTTTACAGAATAAGAAAGATATTGTTATTGTTGCATCACTATCCTCTAAAAATTTATTAAATAATTCAACTTTTGTCATTTCATTTCTCCTATGAATTTATTATACCACAATAAAGCTTAAAAGTCAATACCTCTTATTCCCATTCAATATCTTCAAACATTTCATTTACAAAAGTCCAACCAAGAACTTCTTCGTTATAAGAACATATATAACCTTTATAATCCTTGCCTACTATTAATAATTTCTTCCCTTTATACTTTGTCATTTGTTTTGCAAAATAAGCACGTGGAGCACCATTATTAGTCCTATATACATGATTTACTACTAAATCTGTTCTTATTAAAACACTGTCTCCTATTTTAAATTCTCGCATATTTGTATTCCTCACATTCTTTAGAGAAATCAGATACAGCTACTGGCATATAATCAGGCAAATTTTCAGGAACTTTGCTTAAATGCCTAAAACATTCAGTGCAAATACAAGGTTTTTCTGCTTCTTTGTAGCTAGCAGAACAAAATGACATATCTTTATAGCACAACATTTTATTGCTCCTCCACTGTTATTTCACTATCTACTTCTTCATATTCACTAATATCTAATCTATCCATTTCCCGCTCGGCTTCTTCATAAGCATCTTGTAAATGATTAAGAGTTAAATAAGTAGTATATTCAACTGTTTTTTTAATTGTTACTTTAAATTCTTTTATCAAATTATTTCACATCCTTAAAGTATTAAATTCGCCTAAATAAAGCCCAAATGAATGAACTAAAGAGTATGTCTTTTCTAAATCTTTAGAAGTAGTGACACTAATGCGGTAAATATAACTTTTATCTACTTCCTGCTCTGTATATTCTAATGACGATTTCTCTATAAGCTTCTTAAATAAATCTTTCTCTAGTAATCCATTAATAGTGCAAGCTAAAATACCATTGATAGGTAAAGTATCTGTTGCTTTCTCATATTTAAACTTTATCATATAGTTGCACCCATGAACGAATAGCCCAAATCGGAATCCATCTCCTCGTTAAATCAGAAATTTCAACTAAAACTTGCAAATTACCTTTGATATTATTTTTAACATCTATAACTAATACTTCCCTGAAAGAATCAGCGTTTTGAATGTCACTTACAGTACAAAAAGGCTTTAGAAAATATACTTCTGAAACCTTTACTTTATCTCCAATATTAAAAGGAATCATTGTAGTCAAAATCATTCTTTCACAGCCTCCAATACTTCAAGAGTCATTTTACTTGTTGGATTATCAATCAAATACATTTTCTTTACTGTCTCTTTTGATGGAATAAAGCTTATCACAAATATCATAACCAACCAAATTATAATGCCTTTTTTTAATATGTTGATGTCCTTTCTTTCTTCTGAATTTTTTGTAAGTTCATTGATTCCATGTATAACAAGCACTATAGTAAATACACTTAAAATTATAAAAATAGTGCTCTGTAAAGACTCTAAAACTCCTAACCAATAAATTGTCCACGGACTAATCATTTTCATTCACTCCTTCTTTAAAATCCAATTCTTTTTCATCTGCAAATTCAATCGCATTTGTTTCTAAATCTTGAATAATACAATAACCACTAACATTTAATAAAATTCTATAAAGCTTTCCATTTTTCATTACTTTTGTTAATTTTTCCATATCTTCACCTCGCCTTTATTATATCATACTCAATTTCTATTGTCAACTTTTAATTTAATGCTCAAATTTCACTTCTGAGGAGTTTTATTCTTCGCAAGAGTAATCCTCCCTAAAACTCTATAAAACTCCTCAGAGGTCAAATATATGCGTCTGAAAGGTATGTTTAAAATAATGTGCATTTGTTATTTTCTGCTCCATTTTAATAAAAATAAAAACAGCAAATAAAGATTAAATTTATTAAGTTTTAAAATACACGTCTATAATGTGTATTAGATACTTTAATAATAATCTTTATTTGCTGTATAATTAATCTTTTTTTACGTAAGACCAATCTTTAGTTCTTGGTAGAAGTAAAGAAAGTCTTGTAAGAGGTAAAACGACATAACAATTATGTCCTGTAATAATCTTAGCCTCTTTAGTATTTTCTAAATTCTCAATTACTCCTTTTACTTTTTTACCCATATTGTAAAATGATACTACTGTCCCTACTTTTAAACAATCCTTCAAAGAAGCATGAAAAACTACATCATCTTCTCTGACTTGAACCATTACTTCATTTACTTTTACTGTCCAATAACCCTTATAAGGTATAGAAAAAGTTACTGTAGCTAAAGTCCCTTTAGGAATTCTCATGCCTTTATAATAGCAATCTTTTACAAATTTAAATACATCTCCAAAACTAATGTCATTTGAGCTTTGATAAGTTTCTATCATAAGCACTCCTCCAATTTCGCTATTTTAAATCCATGCTTGCCTCTATATAATACATAATTTTTTGTTTTTAAACAGGCTACAAAATATTTTAAAGTTACAATAGGCAAATTTATAATTGAATTTTTTAATGCGTTTTCTATTACATATTCTTTAGGTAATTCATATTGACTTGCTTCTTTAATATTTTGTGCTTTTTTTGTACTGTAGTCGTTGTTAAAAAATCCAATAAAAGTTGAAGGACTAAGAATGATAGAATAGTTATTTGTTATTTCAGGATTTTTATATCCTTCTTTTATTAGATATATTGCTATAATTTCAGCATTTTCTTCTTCTACATAACATTTATAAATACCTTTGGAAGTATCAAATACAAGATTTGGATTAAAAATATCCCCTATGCACACTTGTGACGATACTTCCATTATTCCTCTAAATGTTTTCATTCGCAAAAAGCAATGATTTCATCAGGAGCATCTTCTGCCGCTAATATTGTTCTATTTAATCTTTTATTTAGTATCGCATAGGAGAGACTTTTTAATCTTTTTGCATCTACACTAAACCAATTATCTTTAATACGAATACGAAATACTTTCTTGGAAACTGTAAATTTACTTAAAGTTTTTGGAACAGTTAACATAACAGTTACATCACTGGAAAAATCACAAAATGTATCATCATTTTTAGTTAAAGCTTCTTTCATTTTTTGAAAAAGCTCTTCGCTTATATAATTTCTCGTTTCCATTTTTACCCTCCTTAATTTAAATAAGTTTTACAATTTTGAAAAGTATTAACATAACTATATTTATAAGTTGAATTGCTATAAAAAATACCTCTATCTTCAATAAAAAGCCCCGCTAGAATGGGGTCAAATCCTTTTCTCATTATACAAAACTTTGAATAACTTTCGAGGTTTTCTAATACTTCTGTCAAATCTTTAGATTTAAGGTCTTTCATCCAACATAAAATCTTTGCAATAAAATTCATTGTATCACTATATGGCAGATTTCTTGGTGTCATAATGCTACTAATAATGCCATTATGCATTATCAGCGAATCTGCCCTGCCATTAAATAAAACAGTATCAGCAATATCAGAAGAAATTTTAAATGGATGACAGTTATCTTTGTTTACTGTTCCATGTGTAGCAATTCTAAAATGAATTGCTACGTTATAATCCCCTTTAGAAAATGGAAGATATGATTTATAAAATTTATCAAAATCAAAAAATCCCTTCATCATATATGGTGCTTCTTTATCTTTTTGAACCATAAATCCTGCACCATCAGGATTGTTTTCAAATGCTTTCTGTAAAATTGCTTTTTGCACTTGCTTTCCTTTAGGTTGGTAAATTACAATACACATTTATATCACTCTGCTTTCTTTAATTATAAAAGTTTTTTATCCAAGAACAACATCCTTTTTCTTCATTGTTCGAGTTTCCCAATATTCTACAAGCTCTTTATAGCATCCTTTAGGTTTTGCAAACTCCATTAAAGTATTAAAATTAGCTGTTTCAATGTTTGCAAAAGGCAAACTAGCACATAAATTGATAAGAGCATCGCAAAACTCAATACAAGCTAAAATAGTTTCAGGTTTTAAAGTTCCCCTAAAAATACGGAATTCATATGTTTTAGATGTTTCATTTACTGCTACATAACGACTGCCAGAAGAATACTCTTTTACTAATTTCATTTTTTGTGCAAGAGTACAAGTTTTAATCATTGGCGCATCCCCTAAATTATTAGCCGCCCATCTATTAATGCTGGAACTTTTGCGGCGTGTAAATTTCACCACATCATCCCAGTTATTACTCAAAAACAGAAGCACTTTTTCAAAAGCTTCCCTTTCTACTGTAGATTTAGTAATATGAACATGCAATCCACAAGAAGTAGTTTTATGAGAATTAAACCCTAAACCAATCGCCCTTTTGCAAAATTCATCAAGCTTGGATTCCTCTCTCCAATAGTTAAGAGTGCAAGGATGACTTACAAATTCAATTCCGTCATTTAAACTGCCATCATGTTTTGCATAGAAAATTTTTGAATCTCCAATAATTTCTTCCGCATAAAGATTATTTTCTCTGCCCTCAGTTTCGACTTCAATACCAAAATAACGAGAACTATCTACACCACAAAATATAGGGGTAGGTTTGTAACTATAATTTTCTACCTTAACAACAGAACTAGCACATGAAGCGCAATAATGTGTATTATTTAAATTTTTTGCTCTACTTCTTAAAACCCTTTTACCACATTTTGCACAATATACCCATTTCTGTTCAAAACATTCTTGACAATAAGATACACTATTTACTCTTTTCAATGGTGCATTTTCTACGTGTTTACCACATTTTCCACAAACTACAGTTTTTTCAGACAAACAATCTGGGCAATAATGGTTTCCTAATGTTGTAGTTTTTAAATCTTCTCTATCAAAAAATTTATTGCACTCATCACAATGTTGCTTATTTTCTTCAACGCATTCAATATGTGCTGGATATTCTACTCCGTCTTTTTGATAAATTGTATAAGTTCCACTAATTTCATTACCACAAATTTTGCAATTTAACATTTTTACATCTCCTTTTGATTTGATAAATGTATTATATCATTTTCTTTTAAATTTGTCAAGACTTTTTTATTCCCATTCAGTTTCAAACATTCCATCTGTCCAATAATAAAAACTATTATCTATAGAGTAAATATTATTAACATTATTTGTTATAAACGCTTTTTTACCTGCCAATAATAACATGCCTCTACAAGCATGCATAGCACGTTTATTATTTCTGTTTTTATAAAGTACACCTAATTTTAAATCTTTTCTTATTTTTACTTCTGCTCCTATTGGCATCATTTGTAAGCCCCCTTAGTAAAAATCCCTTACATATGCATTATATCACATGTAAGGGATTTTGTCAAACTATTTTTGCTCACTCTCTAAAATAGAAAGTACAAACAAACTTCCAATTCGGGAAAGTTTGTGTAAAAGCTCAAATTCTTTACTTGGAATTTCTACTATTTCTTGTGTCGTATCATATTCTTTAAAATTTAAACCTTCATAATCATCGCAATCTAAAAGAAGCTTAATAGCAGATTCTATTAATTCTTTTCTTGTTTGTGTAAGTCCTTCCATTCCTTAAACCTTTCTGATGTAACAATATAATCCATTGTCGCTATAATACCTACTGCAAATAGTCCAAAAAGAGCTGTAATGCCAAAGGCAAAAATAACTGGTGCGAAAATAATCCAATAACTTAAAGAGACATAGCCTAATAAGTTAATAGTGAATAAAAAAATCGTTAAACAAGCCGCACATCCAAACATTAATGAATTTCAACTTCCTTTCCTTCTAACCCCGCTCTTTTCAACAATTCTGCTAAAGAAATACGCACTTTTTCAGGTTTCTTTTTCAAACAAGTATAATGCAAATTAAAATTCTCAGGATTGTATGAATGAATTGCAAACTGATTCTTAGGAACGTATACTTCTATAAATAATTCTTCTAAACCTTTTCCAGTTTGTTTTTGCAATTCACCTAAAGAAATTGCTCCTCCTTTACGATAAAAATAAAGACGACCAGTTTCGTAATCTTCAGAAATTTTGCCCCAGCAACCATTTGAAACAAAAACCAGCATTCCTGATTCTAATTGAGGAAATTGCTTCCAACGTTCAGTATCAATAGTATAACCTTTAGGGATATCAATATTATCAAGTTCTTTAGTCGCTTTCTTTACTGCTTTTCTCATTACTGATTCTGCTCTCTTATCCTCACCAAGCATAATAGCAGAACAAAGGTCTACAAATGCTTGAAAATCTTCATCTCCACTTTTTTTGATTTCATCAGTTTTCTTATTCATATTCTTATCACCTTTCATATAAATTTATTTTTAATGTTGAATGACTATCATTTGTATCTTGCCACCAACCAGTAATAACCCTGCCAGTAGGAGTTAACACATAACAAACATCACAATTTTCGTTGTATTTACAACGTATGACAAATTTAAGCAAATTTTCATTATCATCTGTATAATACTCAAAAATCTTACCCCTTTTTAACAGAGCTTTATAAGGCTTAGGAATCCTTTTTAAACATGCTCTTTGTTTAAAATGTTTAGTAAATATTAAATGTAATTTACAGAAATCTATATTTGCTATCTTTTCTTTATCAAATTTTACTACTATGTGATATCTTTTCATTGGCTACTCTCCTAAAGCAGTTTGTTTAATGTAAATTTCATAATTTATTCCCTCAAACACACGCTCTTTTAAAGTGCTAACAGGTATTTTTAAAATACTTTCAAACAATTTACCTTCTGAACTTGTATCCACACAAATTAAGTTCTTTGCTGTTACATAAACAATGATAAAAGCGGATAATTGTTCTTCTTCTAAAAGTAATCTTATTGGAAAATTATTGTGTTCATATAATATACTTTTAAGGAATAAAATATTGCCAGTAAAAGGCACATACTTTATTCCATTTTCAGCACTTATATATTCAGGCAACATTAATAACTGGTTACTAACCGAAGTCTTCCTTTAAAGTCTAACTTCAAGCCAGAAAAACCTTGTTTTGCTAAATCTTTTTTACGCAATAATTCTCCATCCTGTAACCGTAAAATTGCAATCCATTCATCTTTTGAATTTTTAGCCATAATATCAATAATTCCATCAGATTCAGTTTCTACCTTTACTTCTAAAGGATTTAATTGAATATCAGCATCATTAAAACTTACATCCATAAGTTCACGATTATCTTTTGGTGCAGTTTTATTAGGTACTTTCATAATGTAATGCCCTTCGGAAATAGCTCGAATCATTAAAGTCTTGCCGCTATACTTTTCTTTTTCACCTGTCAATCCTTGTTTTAATGTTACTACATCGTTAATGCGAAAATTCATACTATTATCTCCTTTATTTTTAGTGTATTTATATTATACCACAACTATTTTATTTTGTCAAGACTTTTCAACGATAACATCGAAATTCTTTACCTGCAATCTTTTCTCTAATAGGGAGATAGTTCGTTTCAAAGAAAGTTACATCTCCTACATTATAAGCATCAATAATTCCACATTGGTCATCTTTAAGTTCTGTTTCAATATCTCTAATATCTTTTGCATCGCAATCTTCGAATGCAAGTAAATAAGTTTCAAAAGTAGTAGGATAAGAAATAGCAGTTTTTATTTCTTTATAGGATTCATTACTAAACCTTACTCCACCATCTTTTTTGAAACTACCAATCAATAAAGGTTTTCGCCCTTCTTGCATTAAACAAAATCTACTTGGAGATTCAATAGTTTCCAGAATATCTTTTATCTTCATGCTTGTTAATGTTTTAATTTTAGACATAATTTTATAGGTGAAATTACAAGTATCACTATATTTATCTTTCTTATTTACAGAAATACTTTTAATAACACCATTTTGCATAAATAAAGAACTATACTGTCCTTTTTCGCTAATAGTTTTTTCAACACTTTCTTTAACAATAAAAGGATGACAGTTTAAACTATTAACAGCTCCATGCGTTGCAATTCTAAAATGAACAGCAATATTATAACCTTTATCACTTTCAGCCACTTTCTCATATGCCTCATAAAATTTATCAAAATCAAAAAATCCCTTTTGCATTTTAGGAGCTTCAAGTAAATCAGATTGGTACATAAATCCTGCACCATCAGGATTGTTTTCAAATGCTGTTTTTAATGTTTCTTTTTTTAGTGTAGCTTTTGCTGGTTTATAAATTATAATACACATGTTATAACCTCTCTTTCAATATCTTATGCACTTATTATACCACAACTATTTTATTTTGTCAAGACTTTTTTATTCCCATTCACTAATAAACATTTCATCTGTCCAATAGTAAAAACCATCATCTAAAAGTATATGATATACATTAGCTTCATGCCAAATTATTGTTGTTTCTTTACCTGCATAAACTAGCATATCTTCTATAACTCTTACACCACCATAAGTTTCTGTAGTTTTTAAATCTTCTCTTATTCTTACTCTTGTTCCTATTGGCACTATTCCCAACCTCCAAAATAATGTCTAAAATAAGCATGAATCTGATTTGTATTCACTCTTAATTTCTCTTCTTTATTTTTTATTCTTGTAAGCATATATGTGCCATCTGAAAATTTCTGTGTACAAATATAATGTTTGTCTTTTTTCGCCACAGAAGTCCCTGAACTAAAGTCACATAGACATTTAAATTTATCTCCTAATTCATAAGATTTCTTCACTTTAATTTTTTTATTTATTTGGCAATCCTTTACGAAAAATCCTATATGAGGAAATAAAATATAGCCTTTTTTAGTAACTCTTTCTATAACAAATCTTGTTTTGTCAATTTTTACTGCATCTCCTGCTTTATATCTCATCTCCACTACTCCCATTCTGACCTACAAACACAATTTTCAAATAAATACTCTATATCAATATTCCAATTTGTTCCCCTACCAAAACTATATTGATTTTCCGTGTCTGTATGCCCTGCTTTAGTTGTTATCCAAGATTTGTTGGAAACTAAAACTTTAGACCAACTATCATATATTTTAATTACCCGCAATAAATCACCTCTGTGAAATACATTACCATCATGTTTGAAAGGACTAGTAACTATAAAATACTCTCCTAGTGTTATGCTCAATTTTTTCACTCCCATTCTAAAGATGATTTTGGTATAAAATATTCATTAATATCATGATCTCTAACATACCAATGACAATCACCTTGTGCTCGAATTTCAGCTAATGTTATAGGTGTTCTATTAAAAAGCATTATTTGGGCACTATTGCCATTATGTAAACAATCATAAGGAACTCCATCGGGATAGTAAACACAAAAAAGTGTTTCACTGCCACAAAAAACTCCTGTGCTTTCAAATATTGTTCCTTTAGGAAAAGTCCTTAATCCATCAGAAAACTGACTTTTTGTTATAAAAGTTTCTTTGTATTTTTTCATAACTCTTACTCCCATTCCTCATAGACAATTTCTTTAAAATAAATTCTTAATTCTCTATCATTTAAAAACCAATAACATTCTTCTGATGCTAAAAGCTCATCTTTTGATATAGGAGATAAACTTAAAGAAAAATTTACATATCCATTACCAGTATGCAAATTTTGTTTTAAACTGCCATCAGGATTATAAACACGGAACAGATTATTACCCTTAAAACTAATTAATCCTGTAGCCATAAATATTGACCCTTTAGAAAACAACCTGTCTCCAATATACTCTTTTTCTAATAATCTAAATCTTTTTCCATAACTAATTATCTTCATTTATTGCCACCTCTTAAAAAAAATCCCTTAATATAGTTTTATTATACCATATTAAGGGATTATTGTCAACTTTTTTTTGTTTTTAGAATCTCAGACAATAAACCTTGCGGATTTCCTGTTACACTTTCTCTTACTTCTACATCGCCATTAGAAGAAGTTACAACTCTACGCTCTGCTATAACTTTATCACTCTTTGTTTGAATTTCTTGTATCTTTTCAAGATATTTCCATGCTTCTGCCATTGTCTCTGTTACTTCTTTAGTATTTAAGCCACCATCTAACTTTTCAAATGTTACAGCCCTTGATAATCTTTCTAAACTTAAATTTGCAATACTGCTCATAGCATCTACTACATCTTCGGGATTTCTTGTATCAAATTGCTTAAACATTTTATTATAAGCACAAAGCATTCCTTCTTCATATAAAGGACATCTCCGTGCTTTAGTACAAATATTGCAACTTAACTCTGGCATCACACTTGAACTTAAAGATTTTCTTTTCTTTATTCGTTTAATACCTGCTTTAATATTTCCACTCTCGTCATAAATAGGTTCTATTCCCTGTTCAATTAAAGCTTTCTCTGCTTCATCTGTCACACCAGAAGTTAATAATCCTTTTAATAAACCTTGACACTCTTCCTTGCTAACAGCACATTCTACATACTCTTTTTCTTGAACATACTCTTCCCGCTCTTTTGGAATTACATTTTTTTTCTCTTCTACTTCTTCCTCTGTCAAAGTGGATAAATCCATACCACCCTTTAAGAGAGCTGTAAAGTGCTCTTTAAGCGCTTTTCGGCACTTGGTAAGAGTATTTGACTTCTTATCACCAAAAAGCCCACATAAGTCAATTAACTCTTCAAGAGGATACTCATTTATAATAGGATTATCTGTCACAAAATTGTAACAGGCAACAACTAATGATTTACCTGCTTCATCAGGAAGGTTAGTATCTATATTTAATTTCTGTGCCCATTCTTGCCAATCTTCCATATCAGTTGAAAACCATTCTACTGGCGGTAAATTTTCCTTACTCGCTACTTTAGACACTTCCTTTCTTCCAACCCAATATCTTTTACCTCTAAATATATCATTTACATGCTCTTCTAATTTCTTATAGCTTAAAGCACTAATACGCATTAATTCATAAGGAGCCTCTGCTTCTAGTAACTTTTTACTTGTGCATAAATCAAGTATTTTTGCATAATATTCATTTTTCCATTTCTCTTTTGTTAACCGCTTTAATTTTCCACCTTCAAAATAGTTTAATTCTCCATATTGAGCTCCTGTAATCCAGCTTGTACTGTCACTTGTATAATACTCATGTTTTAATAATTCCCTATACCCCGATACTGCAAAACCATGTACTTTAGTTTTATATTCCATTGCTATTTCAAATAATTTATCAATTAAAATAGCATCTTCAAATTCATTATAAGAGAATCCTACATAGGGATATGCTTTACACATTCTTTCCCACTCTTCCAATCCTTTTTCTGCATGATAAACATAAATAACAGGAATGCCCTCTTCCTCTAAAGAATGAAAGTATTCTTCTCTCCATTTATTTACTTGTTCTGTTCCTACTAAAGTATCTATATCCATTTCAACACAAGCAAATACTTTTTCTCTATGTTTTCTTACAAAAGCTATATACCCTTTTATATACTCTTCCCAATAATCTACTGTCTTATCTTGATATTCTGCTAAAGTGAGAAAGGTATGTGCTCCACTATCAATTAACAAAGAGTTCTTCTTAACTTTATCAAAACGTTCTACAATTTTATCTTTTCCACGCCGCTTTATATACCAATAAGACTGCAATAGACTAGAAGTAACGTCTATTGCAGTATAGAAATTTTCTTCTGGTTCAACGCCAGAAAGAAATAACGTATATCCATTTTTCATTAACTAATTCTCCTATTATTTAGGTAATCTAACACTATTGGCTTCTAACCAATCCAAAGCTTTTTTTGTTCTTGGAGTTAAACTTGTTTGCACCCTTCTAAGCCAAGATAAACTTCTTCTTGTTGCTGGGCTAGTAATCTTTACTTGTGGGGAGGTATTCACTGCACTCTTTTGCGTGTTAGAACCTGTTCCCTTACCATTAATAATTTTAAACATTGTTTTTACCTCCTTCTATAACTCTAAAATAATTAGGATATTTATGTTTTGCTTTCCATTTACAGTTTCCACATTCCCCGCATTCTGCACCATCTACAGGAAAGTTACAACTAAAAGTATTTCTTAAAGGAACCTTAAACTTGCATCCTACGGTATAAATTTCATCTTTAGTATTATTGATATAAGGTGCCTCTAATCCAATATGAGGATTTTCTACTTGAACTAATTTCTCCATTGTTTTTAACCAATATTGTGTGCAATCAGGGAAAGGTTCCTCTACCTTTATCAACCCTAATAATATTATAGCACATCTTGCTTTAATTGTCAAGGTTGAAAGTGCTCTTAATATAAATTGAGCATTTCTATAAGGAATGTATTCTATTTCTGTTTTGTAAACAGGCATTTCTAATTCAATATAGTTAAGAATTTTATCTTTTACTAATTCAATTATTTTTCTTGCCGCTTTTGTTTCTTCTTGATTATACTGAGTAACAATATGTATTACCGTCAATTTATTAGGTAATTTATCAATAAAATCATAAAGCAACACAGTGCTATCATACCCACCGCTATATAATAAATAAAATTCGCAATTATCCATTTTATGCCAACTTCCTATAGTTAATAATAGTTACTTTTTTCTTATATTTTCTTAATTGCTGAATCATATTCCAAGTACCTCTTGAAACACCATCCCAAAATATAATTCCTTCTGTAGCTTCCTTTGCCATTTCCTCGTTCCTTTTTAATGGAGCTACTTTAGAGGGATAAGTTTCATAATCAGGGGGAAATTTTACACATTTCAAATTATGAGAAGAAGCATAAACCTCTCCCATTGAATCTGCTCCTTTAGCATTACCACTAATTATAATTACTTGTTCACCATTTATATGAAAATCTAAAACATCACATAATAATCTATAATCATTAAATTCTCTTGTACCAGCCACAACTATTTTTCTCATTTATTCAACACCCTTTCAATTAAAAATTCTGTAGCATTTTCTGTTATCCCCATATCATATAAAGATTTTGCATCTAATAAAATTAAATTCTTCTCTAAATATTCATCTGCATTTAAATTTCTGTCATCTATATAAACATCTGCATAAATCTTTCTTGTAGCAGATAATTGATTTCTTAATTCAAGAGTCGGAGCATACCTTTGTAAAGTTTCTTCTACATCATTATTAACTGCATCAAATTTTAATCCAAATAGGTTATTGCACCAACTTACAGCTTCTTCTAATTGTTCACCACCTCTGCAAGTAAAAAGAATTATTTTATTTCCCATTTCTTGCAAAGCTATTAAAAGCTTAATAAAATTAAAACGACAAGAAAAATATTTATCACCTTTCCACCCTCGATAATACCCAGTAACAGGCTCACCTATTTCTGGATACTTATTTTCACATAATGTTCCATCAAAATCTACTGCTATAATTTTCATGTTTTATTACTCCCATCCATAAAATTCCTTAAATTCTTTGCTAATTTTATTTTTTATCATTCCCACTCATCCCTATCATTAACTTCCTTAAAAAAATATAGAAAGTTTCTACCTGCCATATTAAACAATATTGGACAGTCAAAAGTATCTGCCACTCTAACAAAAACTCTTTCATTTCTTTCCATTGCTCTTCGTGGCGTATAAGTATAGAAAAATTTATTTTGTCTTAACTGCTTTATATCTAAGGGAGTTAATGAACTATGTTTAAAGATACTATATAAAGTATCTAGGTCGTTACTTCTCAATTTAAATTTCTGCATTTTAATCTTCCTTATAATTAAAATAGAGGCGTAGCCTTGACTACACCTCTATTATATCATAACTACTCTTGCTTGTCAAGTAACTTATCTAACTTTTCTTCAATTCTTGCTTGATTCTCTAATATTTGCTTAAAATATACACTATCCTGCTTTCTTAGTTCTTTCATTATAACATCATTTTTAGTTTGTTGTAAATTTTCTATGTAGTTTAATATGCCTAATAAATCACCCAAAGCTCCTAAAGTATCCAGAAGACTATTATTATTTCTGTTATTATTCATCTTTAACTACATATTTGTAGTATCTATAAGCCTTTCCTTCTGGAACATCTACATCCTCAATGAACGCTTTAGAGAGTTTCGCCGCCATTGTAATATCTTCACCGATAACTGTGTTGTAATCGCTGTAGTACATATTAATAACATAGTAAAAATCCCAGAGGTTTTCAGTGATGCCGACAATCCTAGCAGCCTCATCAGTACGCTCCTTGCTCCATTTCTCGCCAGTTGTACCACCTGCATTTATCATCTCACTAACGGCTTGTTTCGCTAAGTCCTCATCAAAATGCTCGCCATTAACACATAAATAAATGTCTTCTTCTATATCTTCATAAACTTCTTTTAAATCTGTTGTAGGATATTTTAATCTACATTTTAATATTTCAACTAAATCATCAATCCAGTTTTGCTTCTTCGTCAGATGCATTAACGACTTCTTCATGTGTGACACTTTCTATTCCCCCTAATGCTTTACTGATAGGCTCGCCTATATACTTATCTGTAAGCTTATTTACTAATTCCCCACCTTGATTGCTTACTTTTATTAACTGTTTTCTACCTGATTCTGTCAATGCTAGATAACCAACACCAAAACCTAACATTAAGGACACTAAATCTAGTTTCATAGCTAATCCTCCTGTCTATTAATTACTTGGAACAGGCTCAGAAGGAGGTGTTGCAGGATTAAATACAGTATTTACTCCGCTAGTACAGTTTGGAATAGAACACAGAATAGTAGCTGTTAAAGCTGTTGTGTGAAATCTGATATCATAGATTTTTCTTGATTTTAATTGGTCAGAAAAAACAGCGTTTCCACAACGGTCTAATAATAAGACAGAAGCATCACCAATAGTTAATTTTACAGGAACTGCATTTCCATTTGTACTTACAGGAATTGCCTGTTGTATTAATAACTTCTCACATTGACCATTATAAATAGTTCTACTTGGAACCACGATATCAATATCATTAGCTTCGGATGTAATAGAAGTAGAGGCTAAAATATTTGTACAATTACAATTCATTAATAATCACTCCTTAATATAAAAAGAGAGGTAGGCATACCGCCTACCCCTCAATCACGCAAATAAGCGGAACTTCAAAAGATTAGTTGCAACATCCATTAGGAATTGGAGAACCACAAGCTACAAAACCTTGTGCATAGTATGGAGGACGTTTCGGAACATTGCAAGACAAGTCTGCAATTTCAGATTTTAATACGCCAAACATAGCTTCGTTCTGTCTTTCCAGTGCATTAAATTTAGCATCACTATAAACACGATTTTCCAGAACCACATTTTTAGTTCTTTCTTGTGCCAGTTGGTCACGCAGATTTTGATATTCATAGAAATCAATTTTAGTTCCAAGAGCATTAGCTAAAGCCATTGCCTGTTCTTGAGTTTGTTTTGCAGTGTTTTCAATCATGTATTGAGTTCTAGCTGTATCAATGATTTGCTGTTTTCCTACTTGACAGTTAGAAACTACACTACAACCAGCGCATTCTCCACCTCTGCCACCAAACAGACCACCATTACCCCATCCTCCAAAAATCATAAAGAACAAGAAGATAAGAATGATAAAGCCCCAATTCATTTTTTCATCCACTTAAAATCACTCCTTAAAATATATAACTAAAGTATTACTACTTTAATCTTTTAAGCCTTTCTTCAAAAGACCTAATCTCATTAGAAATATTTTGATTATTAGGAGTTTGTTGTGGTGTAGGAGTTATTGCTCCCAGACTATTAACTGCTTGTTTTATAGACTCTGGTGGGTGTCCTAACGCTGTTAAAACTCTAGCAACATTTGGATTATCTAATGTTGCTAAGGCTTTTGTTAAAGATTCTGTTCCACCATTTTCATTAACTGCTTTTATAAAGCCCTCTTTAGAATTGCCATAGTTATTTGCCAGTTGCTGTGCCTTTGCTATAGCTTCCTCTATTTGTGGGGAAATTTTTATCCCCAGAGCTTTCAGTATACTTAATAGATTCATTTGAATCCCCCTTATGTTGAACTGTCTTCATTTCTCTTATCTCATTACGTAATTCACTAACTACAGACATCAATTCTGCAATAGTTTCTTCTGATGTTTTAGGGGGTACTATATCTCCTAACTCTACTAATCGTTGATAATACTTTTCAGCTTTATCTAAAGCTTCTTGCGCTGTCTTCTGTAAAGCAGTATAAGCATCATTTGTAACACCAACTTGCTGTCTTTCACCATATACACTATAAGAATAAATAAAGCCATTTTCAACATAAGCTGAAAAATAATTTTTAGCTACTTGTGTAGCTGTTATATTAACAGAGTTTAAATCCATACATTTATTCTCCTTTTAAACACAACTCTTTAAACATAGGCAGTGTTTTTACCCAAGAACAAAATTCTTTCCATTCATCTGAACGATGGGTATTTCTCTGATGATAAATAGATAATAATTGTAAATAATTTGTAGTCATTCGTGCTGTCATCTGCAATCCCATAGGAATATTAGATAAACAAGCATCTATGCCAATCTCACCTTTTTTATAAGCATTTACATATCTTTGTGAAATTTTCAATAATTCATTATCCACTAAAGGACAATGTTTATCTAAATCAAGCATTGTAATACGATGCATTTTTGACATTGCTTTATACCCCGCCTTTCGGCGTATTTGAAGGGAATAGACTATCTCTTCACCCTTTTCAGGGGGACGGTGCTACAGCGTAGGAATTGCACCTACAACCTCTTGGATAACAATTATCCCTTTAGTCGTTACACTACATAAATTCTCAAATTGCTCTTTTGTAATTTCTTTGAATTTAAAGCCACCAGCAGTTTTAGATTGTCCTCTCAAACAATTTCCTATGCTCCTACCATTTATGCCAAATCTTTTTCCAAATTCCATAGTGTTATTAGAAACATAGCATTTATCACCAGCTTGTGCTATAAAATAATGAGTTTCTCTTTTATTAGACTGCTGTTCTTTTATTGTAATTAGTCTTGTATTTTCTTTGCTATAATCCCCATTAACATCTATTCTATCTATAGTTAGAAAAGGATTTTTAGATAATTCGGGATAAAAATGATAATAGAAATCAACTTTATCTTTGAATTTATTCTGCACACCTCTTGCTCCATAATACGTATAGTTATTATTGTTAGGATTAAAAACACGTTGATTTATCCCCTCCCAACGATAACTTATAGTTTTCTTTATGTTATCATTAGGAAGAAAATAAAAACAATCTTTATGAGAAAAAGAATATGTATCTATTTTATTAATAGGTATATTCCTTCGTGTTGCACAGGATAAACATTCTAACACTAATTGATACTGTTGTCCCTTTTTAAAATAATCAACTATCTTAAAAGCATCTGTAGATTTTCCTAGAAAACTTTTAGCAAAATCTTCTTTACAAGTGCTACCATTATGGAATCTTGGGGTTAGCCCACTTTCATAACAAGACGTTTTATGCCCACATATCTTACAGCTTAATTCTATTTTATTTTTAGGAGCGGAACCAGAAACAACATAATCGCCTAGCTCTTTTCCTATTAGTAAATTAACAAAAGATTCTTTACAAGTATTTATAGTATGTCTATTACCTTTTCTCCTTAAATTTCTTAAAGATACTATTCTTTCTTTTCCACAAATAGAGCATCTCACTCTTACTTTTTGAAGTGGTAAATACTCTAAAATAATCATATCTTCAATTTTTTCCATAATAATTTCCTTTTCAAATTTATACAGCACGGTATTAGCTTGCCTCGAAAGGTTTAGCTTCCCTTACTCATAAACTATCTCTAGTTCTGAACCGTTAGCCATTTCTGACACCCTGCATTTACAGGTTCTCCGTCTGATAATTTTAGGCATTACTGCCTAAAACGCCCATTGAGCTTATAAAATCAATATAGTGATATCTTTGTAACTGTTGCCATGTATACTGAGGCAAAGTTAAATCAAATTGTACTGTAATTCCCTTTAAAGCACAATTATGTCCGCTACCTAAAGGAGAATTGCCTAATCTAATACCTCTTTCTATATGTTTATTACTGCCAGATTTATTTTTAATTATTTTTTCTGTCGCTTCTACTTCCTTTAAAAATTCCTCTTCATTTAATTCTGTAGATAACATAGGATAGCCAGAGGCTATTAAGCTCTCTGGCAAACCATATATTCTAACATTTTCTATCTTCATACTATACTCCCATTATACCATAAAAATCCATATTTGTCAATAGATTTTTACTATTTAATTTCTAATAATTTATGTATTTGTAATCCTAATTTAGCTTTTAGTTTATCTTTCATTAACCAACCCATTATTTCTCTTGCTAATTCTAAATCACAATTCACAGGAGAAAAAATAAGGCTTGCTTTAGTTTTATATTTCTTTAAAATCCGTTTTGCTTCTTCATAATCATGGATATTAGAAATAACAAACTTAACTTCATCATTTACTTTTAGCTCTCCTAAATTCTTATAACAATTTAAATCTGGTGCTAATACTGTTCTGCTACTAGGTAATTTAACATCCATACAATATGAATAACTTCTTACATATTCACAATGCTCTATAGGAATTGTCCCATTTGTTTCTACTGTAACAATATAATCATTATACAATAATTCATAAACTAAAGGCATAGTTTCTTCCTGCATTAAAGGTTCTCCACCTGTAATACAAACATATTTATTTCCTAATGCCCCTATCTTATCCATTACCAATCCTAAATGCATCTTTATTCGTTTGCCTGTCATTGAATGTTTCTCATCACAATACTTACAAGCATAGCTAGGAGACATCTCAAATAAATTGCAACCAAATAATCTAACAAAGGTAGTAGGATAGCCTGTATACTTCCCCTCACCTTGAATACTACTAAAAATCTCTGTAATATACATTTACTGTGACTCCCATATTACCCTATTATTATCCGTTTCGGCTAATTCTATTTTGGTCAGTTTAACTTTTAAACTATTATCCTCTATTAAGGCTTCTACTCTCCATGCCATATCTAAAACTAACATTTCTGCGGTAGGATTATAAAAAAATCTGTTTAAATCTGAATGGTCATAGAGCTTTGTTATTTCATTTATAATATATCTCTTTATAGCTCCAAAATCTTCTACCATACCACCATCTTGTACTTCTCCTTTTAAAAAGATAGTATACTTATAAGAATGTCCATGTAGTTTAAGGCATTTTTCATTAAATGCTGTTGGATTTACTAAATGATGAGCGGCTTCAAAACTACTGCTAACTGCTAATGTGAGTTCTTGGTTCATAGTATGCCTCCTTAAAATAAAAGCCCACCATTTAGGTGGGCTATGACTGTTATACTCTAGTCAGAGTTATCTCAATGATACGAAGAATTTCAAAATTGTACGTTCTTCACCATCAATTTCAACAACGTCAAATCCAATTCTAGTAACTACATCGTATCCTGCCACAGCTAAATGCCCTCTTGAAATAGCAATAGCTTTACATGTTTGATTAATGGCACTCAATTATGTTATCGTAAAGGCTTTTTATCCTCTACTTCTAACAGTTCGTTTCCTGTTAGTTCGGCATATCTTTTCATCTTATAACGCTCGAAAAGCCCCAGATTTCCAACGTAATTTAGCATGAAGTTTATCATGTTCTTTTCCTATGTCACTTGCCGTTCTTCCTTTTTCAAGATATTCTCTTTGTAAATATTCTTTTGTAATTACGCTTCTTAATCCTTTGTTCTTACTCATATAACCTCGTTATAAGCGGCGGGGACTCGTGGACAGATTATATTCTCTAAGAGGTTCACTGTCTATGCTCTGCTTGTGGTTTAGCTTTTAAACTAAACCTTCCAATCTGATTAGCTTCTCAGCTTTCCAGTTTTCTTCCCCGCTATTTTTCATCACATCACTGTGATGGGAGCCAATTAGCCTTTAGCTCCGATTGCTTGCAATACTACATCTTTTGGTGCTGTATCTCCGTCACCTTTCAATGTGTGGCTGATTGAGCCTGCTACACTTTTTGCATTACTTGTTGAAGAAACTTTAAATAAAGCTGTTTTTTCCATTCTATCTTCCTCTTTCCTTTTATAGCCCTTTACAGGCTTTTTTAAAATTATTACAAATATTATTATATCACATTTTTGTCTTTTTGTCAAGACATTTTTTGATTATTTTTCCATCATCTAGAATATCTAAAAAATCTTTTAAACGTAAAAATACAAAATCATCTGCTTCTGCTATTCGCTTGCCATTTTCATTTTTCTGCGTTCTATGCATAATGACTATAGGTAGTTTACCTTCAATACAATCGCTTTCAGCTTGCTCAAACCATGTATTAACTTGCCATCTATTTTGATTTTTTAGTTCTAAATGTAATTTGAAATCGTAATCTTCATTTAGATTAACTAAGTCTCCTCTTAACAAAGTATTAGCTGAGGATTTTTGAAATCCACCACTGGAAGGAACTCTTGAAAAATCTAAATCAGGAAATCTTTCGCCCAAAAGCTTCCTTACCTTTGATTCATAAGATGCCCCTTTTCTCCTACTGGATTTAGCTTTTTTACTTAATTTAATCCGATTTTCTAACTCTACTATTTCTTCCGAATCAGGTTCATATCTTTTTAAAAGTTCTAACCGTTCTTTAAGAACATCTACTTGCTTCACTCTACACCAACCCTAGCACTTCTGTTAGCATCTGTAAAGTCTACTCCACGTCTAGACAGCTCTCTACTAATATTAAATTTTAAATCTTCCAAGCTATCTAACACATCTTTTAAATAATCAAGTCTTTCTTGCAAATATATCACCCTTTCCATTGCCTCTTTAGCGGAAGGATATTCTGCAAGTTTTAATTCTTTTTCTGTAAGACTCATTTTCACTGGAAAACTTTTATAAATTAAAGCTTTTTCCATATTTAACTGACTCTGTGCTTCCCTTAAATACGCTCTTGTTTGAGATATTAGCGTTCTTACATATACCCTTTGCTGTACTGTAGCATGAAGATACCTTCCTATTTCAGCGGCAGGTAACTCATCTAAATATCTTGGCAATTTTAAATAGTCTCTTTCAATATTCTCATTGGAGAAAGGGGTTACACCTTCTTGTGAAAGTTGACTTTCAATCTTGTCAATTAAAGTCACCATAAATACCTACTCCTATCATATGTGAATCTTTGAAGTTTGATGCTCCCCAAAAGTATACTGGTGCTTTTTTAAGCTTCACGTTTGCACTCATTGCTGGATTCCCATTAAAATCAATTCCCAATCCTAAACCAAAATTAGGCTGTAATGTTGTTGTCTTAATTTTATATTCTATCTCTATATCTCTATCTATATTAACAGCATCTTTTTTAAACTCAAAATTTTCTTTAGTATCAGGAACAATTTCAATCTCTTTACCATTTATATTAGCTTTAAATTTATAATTATCTTTTATATTTAAATCCGCTTCTGTTTCATCTTTTTTTTCTATTACTTGAACTTTCGCTTGTTCCTTAATACTTGAATCTAATGTAATTTGAGGACGTTTTATATCCTCAACTGTTAATTCGCCATTATCAATATTTACTGCTGATTTATAAATAATCTCTGGCGGTTTGTTATAAAAATAAAAACACGCTACACTTAAAAAAATGCATAATATCCAAGCATACTCTTTAAATATTTGCCATACTTTCATAAGTTAAAAGCTTTGCCCCGAACCATAAAGTTATAAAGGCATAAAAAAGCAGTAACTAAATAAATTGCGCCAAATAGCCAAATTAAAACTGGACTAAGTGTTACTGGCAAAAAAGTATATATTAAATAAGGCACTACACAGAAACAAAAACTGAAAGCCACACAAACAATAGACATTACTATTACACCTAATAACATGCCTAATCCATAAAATACCTTAGAAAGAATTTTATTCACTATAACACACTCCTTTATATTTACAATTTTTACAACTACCACTTTTTGTACTGCCCTCTGGTCTATCAGGTATTCTGTTTTTTGCTATACATTCATTCAAAAAAGTATATTTACTTTTTATCTCTTGCATTATACTCTCATCCCAATAAACAATAAATTCTTTAATCTCTTGTGTATTTTTATTTTCATACAAAAAATCAATGCTATCTATTGGAGTGGTTTTGTAATCTTCTATAAGATTTAACATTTTTAAAAAGCTTTGTTTTCTGCTTTTCCGCTCTTTTACTTTTAAAGATTTATCTAAAGATAAGTAATATTTATTAGCAAGTTCTTCCCCACAAAAATCCTCGCTCTGCATTGCTTGCCTTATCGTCTCAAAACAATACATATAAATTGAAGCCTGTCTTATATGCTCTGGTTTTGGCTCTATTAACCCTACATATTCACAATGATTAATTGACTTTATTTCTAATACACCTAAACGTCCATTAATCAAAGCCAATCCATCTGCATTTCCTAATATTTGTAGCTCTACATTAAATACTGGTGGTTCTTCTTGCAACAATAACCCAGACCTTACTAAACAATTCTGTATCCTAGTGTGAACATCTTTACCGTTATGAAATACTCGTTTTGTTCTTGGTTTTATTACATTTGTACAGTCATAAAACTTTCTAACATAATAAAGAGACCTTACACAATCTTTTATCCCACTAGGACTATTAAAGCCATGTTTTCTTCCTTCATCATCTTTTTCAGTTAATAAATAAGAGTCTATTGCTGTTGTTAAAGGGCAATTTGACCCCTTCATAATTGAAAACAGGCTAGTAGCTGAACCTCTTACTTTTAACCGCTTCATTACATAACCTCGTACAATACTTTTTCATTCTTTAAGAATACTTCTTCTGAAACTAAAAACCAAGTTTCAGGAACTAATCTATAGTTATGAACACTAAATCCTATAGCGTTCTCATTTTTATTTAAATTCTTTAAATCTTCTTTATAGTCTAAAGCTATACTTCTACCTTTTACTAAGGTATCAATAACCTTTACTTTAAACAATTTGAAAATTAAAGATGCCTTTAATGAACAGTCCTTTATTCTAAAAACTACAAATCTTTCATTCTTGCAATCAAAAACTAATAGAGGGCTTCTTAGTCCGTCCTTTATAGCTTCCTTTGCAATTTTAGCTAAAATCTTTTGTTCCAGCTTATAGAAATCTTTATCAGTAGTCTTACACTCAACTAAATATTTTGATGTTCTTACATCACCCTTAGCTTGCCATAAAGAACCACTAGCCATTACTGTTTTTCCACCTAATATTTTTGCTACATCTTTTTCTTGTTTATTACTTTTGTACTTTGTTGTTCCTTTTCTCGCCATGCTTTTTATCACCTATTCCCTTGTACTGGTGGTGGCTTCCAAAAGATACAATATGTTTCTTCACCCTTAATTAAATCATACTCTGTAACATCTGTATTTATACAGCCTCTATCATAAAACCAACAATTATGACAAGAAGCTGTATAATACCCTCGCCTTACCAGAATATCATATAAAAAAGAGTTATAGCCTCTATTGTATATGCTCATCTGATGTTAACACCTTTTCCCTTATCTCTTCAAATAAAGCTCTGTTAGAACGCAATAATTTAATTAAATTATCTTGCCCCTGTGATAACTGCTCACCATTATAGTAATACCAGCCACCTCTACGCTCAACTATTCCTAACAATACTGCAATCATAATTAATGCTTTTTCGTTATCTATGTCCCCTCTCTGGATATAATCACAGGTGTCTGTATAAATATCATACTCACCTGTTCCATAAGGAACACCAGCTTTATTTTTTTCGATTCTAAATTTGATTGTCTTGCCTACAATTCTTTTTGTTTCTCCACTGCCTACTGCAATAGTATCACCCATACGTAATCTAATCTCTAAAGTATTCGTAAACCCAGTGCTTCTACCACCTGTTGTATACTCTGGGCTTCCATACATCACGCCAATTTTCTCTCTCAACTGATTAATTGCGACAACTGTAGAAGGAAGTTTTCCCTCCCGCTCTAATGCGTTATTAAACAACTGAAATTTGCCATGATATTCACCTAACATTTTAGGCTTAATCCCCATTTGATAACTTTCATCAAAGTCAGAAGTTAATACTTTAGTTGGTAGCAGAGCGGCATAAGAATCAATAACAATCAACTCTACTCCTGCTCTTTGTAAAGCTATAGCTATATCTAAAGCTTCTTCCATTCCATCAGGTTGACAAAATAAAAGTGACTCTAAATCTATACCATTTTCTATTGCCCATTCTTTTGTAAGACTACCTTGTTCCGTTTGTATCAAAGCACAAGTTAAAGGAATATCACCATCTTCTGCTACAATTTCTATATCTTCGCCATCAACTGTAACAAGTTTCTTTTTCATTTTTTGAACATTAGCAATCATCTTATAAGCTAATAATGATTTACCAGTAGAATAAGCTCCTGCAATAGTTATTAATCTTCCAGAAGGTATTCCACCACCAATTACATAATCTAAAGCTACACTACCTGTTGAAATCTTATAGGACATCTGCTCTTTAATAGTTGCCCCTAAACGTATAGCGTTCTTACCATGCGCTTTATTTATAGTCTTTACTAACTGCTTTAAATCTGGCAAAGTATCACCCCTGTAATGCCATCTTGCCTAGTTTCTTTTCGATTACCTCAACATATTCAGAATATTCTTTAATAACAGCACCTAACCTATCCCCTAATCTACTTAAACGTATATCAAGAGCATTTTGAGTCAAACATTCTAAGGCTATACCATCAGCTAACATAGTTTCTCCAACAACACATTTCTGTAACCGATTATTTGTGTCTTCAAGCATTCCTACCTGAGCTTCTAAATGATTTAAAACTTCTTCACATTCACCTAAAGATGTTTTGGAAACAGAAACATCTCCTCTATAAACTCCATCATCTGCCATCCGTCCACCTACTTTAATTGTCATATTCTTTACCTCCTTACTATACCACATAATCTTATTTTTGTCAAGCATTATTTTGCTTCACTATAAGTTCTCCCTATATCTCCTACTGCTTCCAATGGAATTGTTAAATTTATGCCCCTACTTGGTAAACAATTTTCCATATGAAAAGTTAATCTCTGTTTGCATAATTCTGCAAAATTTTTAGGACATACCATGACTATCTCCATAACGTATGCTTAAAAACACACTCGACTATATCATACATCTGCACTATGCCTCCCCGCTTCCATTTAAGGATGTCAACCCACTTTGTATCTCAACAAAGCCGTACTCTACTCACTTCTCAAATAGTAGTAATGTGCAGTTCCTACTATTCTATGCTTTTGTTAGTCTGTGAGGGTGAAATGCTCTCATTTCCTCCCTGCTGATTGGCTACACACTTTCGTGATATACAGTATATTGTCACTCTTTGGTAATACTGTATTTTTGCGTTCCAGCATATCGAAGAGTTTAAACACGACAAGTTATTTGACTAAAGTTTATCGTGTACATTAAGTATTTGTCTTGCACCAATAGATTTTAATACTACATCATTATCCACATCTATCTGTGCTAATGTTGTGCAATCTGCCGCCGCCCCTTGTGATTTTGAATTAACTGCTAGCCGCTCATAATATGAACGTGTTCTGCCATCTTGGGAATTTATCCCCCACAAGTGACGTTTATGCCCAGAAAATAATGTTTCTATATAACCATTCTTTCTAGCAAATTGAATTAAATCTCTATCGTATTTTCTTAACCCTGCAAAACCTTCAAAATATCTATCTATATATTCTTGTGCGGTCTTTTCATCTATCTCTAGATTTCTTGCTACCGCTATTTTTGAACCGCCATAATCTACCATTCTGTTTTCTCCTGTTGCCAAGAGTGTCGGACTATACCTTTAGGAGCTTGCTCCTATCCCCCATTAAATGTATTCGATTGATTTATGTTTTAACATAGCCGATACATTATAAGTCTCTACACCGCTGTTTTCACAGAGTTCGGCACGGTATTAACCTGTTAGGCTTTCACCGTTTTGAGAGGGATTTTACTTCACCCTAGATTTGAGCGAAACCTACAGTCTTAGCCACATTTCTTTTATGTGGTGCTAATTTCTTAATTGAATTTGGGTCTGCATCTGCTAATTCTGGAAAAATAATTGTTGCTACTGTTCCATGTGGGTCAAGTTTCTCTTTTAACATTTTAATCAACAATGGGTCTTTTGAAAAATGCGCTGTTAAAAACTTTTCCAGAGCATGATAATCTGCCGCAACAATTACTTCGTCTTCATTATCAGCTATCATTAAACTTCTTATTTCAAATTGTATCCAAAAATCATAGTAACTTCTATCTTCACCATCTTTAGGCTCTTCTAAAGGCTTAGGAAGCTGTTGGTCAATTATGTTATCACGAGGCTCTTTATCCTCGCTTCTCCGTCTTTACCATTGTACGGAGTTCAGACTATATCTTAGCCATGCCTTTCGGTTTAGGCTCTGCCCATTCGTGGAGATTTCAACTAATATAGTCTACTTTCTCTAGTCGTTACACTTTTTAGTTATCACTAACTAACTTAGTTCGGTATTGTCCTTTTATTGGTGGAGTTTCACCGAGTTAGAGCAGTTAATTTTTCTAGGAATTTCTTGCCTAGCGAACCATCTGTTTAGTTCGGTTCAGAACAACTTAACCTAAATGATGATGTATTATGACTAATAAACCCATTTGAAATAAAACTATGTGTTTCGGGTAGAGTAAAGTCATAAACATCTGCCCTTCCTTTATCTATTTCTTTAACCTTTACCCAAATTAATGAATTACCTTCATCTACTAAATATTGACCAGAAATTCTTTGATACTCAAAATCTTTATACTTTTTCTTTTGAACAAATCCTACGATATCTCTAAACTTTAAATATTCTCCATTAGTTAATGTTAGCATATAAACATTTCCAGTATAAGTATTGAGATGTCTTGCCCCACCAATAATACCTAAATTCAATAGCAATGTTTGAAGTTGAAAAAGACTTTGCTCATTTGAAACAGTAAATCTTAGCTGTTTTTTATTAGATTCTTCTACAAAATAACTATCTAATGTCATTCCTTTTATGAAAGCTATTACAACACTTCTTGGGGACTGTAAAATAATATCAGGAATAACTTTGTTTGTGCATCCTCTTTTAAGCTGAAAAGCTTTCTCAATACTAGCAAGTCTTTTAGCACTAATTCTAATATCCAAAGAATTTCTATGAGGATGACAGTCACGAACATGTGCTTTTATTCCAAAAAGTCTTAAAGACAATTCTTGTATACGATTTATTACACAGGAATCTCCATTAGTAAAGCAAATAGTAAAAGTACCATTTGTGTCTGATAAACACCCATCTGCATAATACATCCCCATAAACTCTGCCACATCTTCATCTAAAATTTCTGGTAATTTAACTTGCTTAAATCCACTACGCATTGCAACATATTCATATTCAAGTTTCTGATAATCTTTAGCAAAAAAATTATAACCATAAGGGACTGCTACATAAGTTTCAGTATTTATCTCATCTAAACGCTTGAAAATTTGAGCATCCTTTTTCTTATATAAATTTTTAAAACGACAACTATTCCTATTAAGGTATAAATCTTTTGAAGAATATTTATTACATATTATTGGGTGATTTTCAGTTCCTTCGATAGTAACCCCTAAAGCAGTACGAATTTTTATAGTATTCCTATTCTCATATTTAACTATATGGGAAGTCTTTTCAGGTTCTAAATTTCGATTTAATAGCGTATAGGTTTTAGAAACAAATTCACCATCAACTAAAGCATCTGTTACTAAATCCTGAATGCGGAACAATCCCCTATCTGTAGGAATTAAAGTGTTTGCTACAAGACAACCATTTTGGTTGAAGCTTGGATGTACTTTTCCATCACAATATATTTTTTCTTTTATACCCAGCATAAATGCTGTATACAATTTTGTTAATTTAAAATAATCTTGTAGAAGTTTAATTAATTTATGCCCATCTTCTCTTTTGGGGGTTTGTCTTAATAATTTCTTTAGCGCATCTTTATCTGTTTTTGGTGTTCTTAATACCATATCTCTTGATTTCCCGCCCTCTGTCCATGCGATAGGCTTAAAACCAAAATTTAATGCTACTAAATCCTCATTAAAAGATTCTCTATATTCCCCTGTTTTTCTATCCTTTAATTTCTTTTTAAAACCATATAATATTTCAAACAGTTGTTGACCACTATTGATATTAAATTTAGCTCCTACTACTTCATATATTTTGTATGTTAATTCTTCCAATTTTTCTTCTGCTAATTTTATCATACCTTCAAGTTTTTCTATGTCAACTTTGATTCCATTACGTTCCATTTTCCACAAAACTTTCATATATGGCATTCGTACTTCTCTAAAATATTCGTAACCACCATCTTCTCTTAACGCATTAAGAATTGGCTCATACATTTCTTTCATAAAATATACATCTTCTGCTGAATATTGTGCTCCTATTGGAATCTGAACGTGTTGAAAACTAGCATTACTATTAGAAGCTAATCCCAAAAGTTTCTTTTCCTCTTTAGTAACTGTCATAATAGTATCTTTAAAATGAGATTTTTTTACAGAGAAAATTGTTTCAGTTACTGCTTCTAAATTCTTCTCTTGTTCTTCATCTAAAGTATGTACAGCTATTTGTGTATCAGTAAAAGTATTTGTTTCAAACACTTTTACTATATCTACACCTTCATTTGCAAATAAATGTAAGTCAAATGAAATATGATGGGCTATATACTCTTTCCCGCCATTTTCCATTAAAGGCTTCAATCGTTCCATAAAATCAACAATATCCATATTATAATATTCTCCTGAAAACTTTTCTGGTAAAAAATCAGGAAAATTTTTAGCATCATCAAAAACCGCAGTGTTTTTACGGTAATCGAGTCTCCCACAACCAATATAGCTACCTTCAAAATAGTGTCTGAAAGGAATATAGTATACTTCCTTACTGACACTATCTTCAAAGGCTACTGTTAATCCTACTGCATAATCTTTCCCCTTATATCTTACATCTAATCCAGAAGTTTCAAAGTCAAAGAAAATTTGTTTCGCTCGTTCATATTCCTCAAAAAATCTATCAACATTCTCTTTATTGACAATAGTTAATTTAAAGAATCTTTGATGAAACAAATAATCACTCCTTATTAATTAACTTCTTCCATTTTTTACTTGGCTTGAAAACAAATCTGTTAAAAGGTTTTCTATCTTGAAAAGTCTTAGTATGAATGTTATAAGAAGTTTTTATATCTTGTTGTCTAGATACTAAAGAAAAATATCTAGGCAAAACTAATCCAGCATATTCTTCTAAAACTCCTTCTACGCCTTTACAAAACATCTTAATAATATTATTTGCCTCTGTTGAAGTAATATTATTTTGCTCTGCTATTTTATTAATTAAAGTTTGTCTATCTGCTATTGCGCCCATTTCTAAACCTTCCTGTAGTCAATAATGCTTTACAAGTCTTATTGATAATTTTTTCTATCAATTCTGTTTGTGCTTTATCTTCTTTATTTATATATAAATCTAGGTAATAAAGATGCAATAATTCGTGAAGTATGCTCCACTCAACATCATCACTGCCATTTATAATAGCATCTTCGTCAAGCTCAGGATTACTGTTTATCCGAATTATTGCCCTCTCCATAGAAGGGCTAGAAGAAATACTTGCTAATGCTGGGTAGCCCAATAAATATTCAATATCCCTATTATTTGCATATGTAATAACTATATCCCAATGACTAAGTCCTAAAATTTTCTGCCAATACTTCATACAAGAATCTAATGCTTTTTGAGACCATTTAGCCATTAATCCACTTCCCTTATCAGAACTCTGCTAAATCCTGCTGGACGAATAGGCTCTGGCTCTTCCAAAACTGTTGCAGTATCGAAAGAAGTGTCTTCAACACCATAAAATGGGAATTTCTTTTCAATGATTTCATAATAATCAAGCCCTCTATATTTATCAGGCAGTAATTCCTGAATCTTTTCTTTCGCCGCTTCGTTTAACTCTCCAATAGCAAAAATATCTTTATCCAAATATGGATATTTCTCAAAAATCTCTGCTCCTGCTTTGTCAAACAAATAAGAAATACTTGGTTTCTGTCCCATACGTGTTGCGTAATAAGGCGCATCTAACAGCCCATAACGCTGTCTATTACGCTCAATAATGCCGCAATCGTTACCCCTTAAAAGGACAGCCACCGCTTTATCAAACTCCACTTTTTCCCCTGTTTTTTTGCTGATATAGCTACCTTGTCTGCCATCTACTACTAAATAAGCTGATTTGAAGCTTCTAGGTGCTCCCGCCTGACACAATGGACAATCTGGTTCACAAGTGCAAGCATAGTTATTGTATCTGCCACCTTCTTGAACATTGTGACTCCAAAAACTGATAGGTTCATCAGTTAAAAATCTAACTGGCGCATCAGGATTATCCCTCGCTGTTAAAAAATAATCTTTAATATACCCACCTTTTTTAGTGGTCTTTTCTACTTCTGCCCTTGCCTGAAATCCTCTTTTAAAAATTGAAGCTACCATTCTTTTCTCCTATTCTATTTTTCTTAATTTTAATCTTGGATACATCTCTAAATTAGTAAACATATAATCTAACTGTTCTTTATTCATGTCTTGAACATCTTTACAATTTTCTGGGTAATTCACAATACTAAACACAAACTCATTCTTACATAGGTCGTATATGCGTTTACAGCCGTTCTGACCAGCTTTATCTCCGTCTAAGGCTAATATTACCTTTTTAATATTAAAACTCCTCAGAAGTGAAATTTGAGCGTCTGAGATACTACAAGTTAATATGGCTAAAGCATTTGCGTAACCATGTTTTTGTAGCCATAGAGCATCTAATACTCCTTCTACTAAAATGACAGTATCATTGATAGGTCTAAACAAATTCAAAGGAAACAAAATTCCTGAACGTGGGAAATTATCATATACATAATATTTAGGGGCTTTACCATAAATATTCGCATATTCTTGTGTTTTATCATTAAGCACTGCTCTACCTATAAACCCACATAATTGCCCATCTTCCCAAAATACAGGAATAGTAATTCTTTTCTTTTGCGAATCCCAGCCAAATAAAAACCTTTGTTGGTCTTCTGGGCTAAATCCTCTTTCAATAAAGTATTTATGGAATACTTGCCCGCTGTGAAACGCCCCCAATGAAGAATTAGATAAAACAAATCTTTCCTCTTGCTCTGGAACTTCTTCGTATTCTCGTAAAGGAACTTCTTCAACTTTCTGCGCCTGTTCTCCAATTATTTCATCAAGCTTTAACCTAGCTTCGGCATATGAGATGTTTAAACATTTTGCTATTAAGCCAATTATTGTTCCGCTCTCACCACAGCCAAAACAATGATAACATTCTTTTTCAGCGTTTAAACCGAAAGAAGGTCTTGTATCTTGATGAAAACAACAAGATGCCATAATATCATTACCTACTACTTTGATATTCTTTATATTTAATGCTTCGCATACAGTTAAAAGTTCTTCTATTCTCATACTACTCAATCCTTTGTATTTGTTTTACCGCTATTGGTGTCCTTTTCTTTTCTTCTTCCACATATAATAAATCATGTTTCATTTCAGTAAAATCCCAACTCATTTTAAAAGGTGGTTTCCATTCGCCATCACGCACTTTTAAAGTTACTATTTTTATCTCTTTCTCCGCCTTATCTGTTTTATCTTGCTCTAAACCATAAACAGCATCCGCTTCTTGGGCTAAGGCTTTGACATAAGAAATATTACTTAATGTCGCAGTCTCTCCCTTTAACTGTGAGGTGCAAAGAATTGGGACTTTTCTGTTTCGAGCTAATGCTTTAAATCCTCTCCATACTTCTAAAATTCCCCGCCAGTCATCATCCTCAGAATCATCAGCCATTAAATAACCACCATCAATTAAACAGACATCTGGCTTATGTAAATCAATGGAACTTCCACAAGATATTACACCGCCCTCGACTAATTCAACAATTAACTTATCTTTATATTTTGGTGCTTCTTCTAAAAGATACTTATAATACTTCTCTTCTTCTTGTGGCGATAACTGACCATCTTTAATACGAGAGTAGCTTATCCCTGACCATACTGCATCAATTCTGTCTATTAATTGAGCTGGCAACATTTCTTTAGTTAAAAACAAAACCTTATATCCCATTTTTGCCATTGCTACAGCAATAATGCACAAGAGCCACGTTTTCTAATTGTTATTAACCTACAGCTTTTTATCTGTAGCTCTGGAAGTTTCCTTCATTTTCATCGAATGGTCAATTCCATTCCAGTATAGCATATATTTTCACTTCCACAAAAGTGTACGGTATGTGGAGGACACTCGTGGAGATATTATTTCAATCTCTATGCGTTACGGTGCTGGATTATTCAGTTACCTCGGTATTAGCATTTGACAGCCTTTACCGATTTTGCCCCCTCGTAATCTTACATATCTTTACCGTATCTATGTAAGACGGCAATTAATTTACCAGTTCCTGTGTATCCTAAGAAAGTTATAAGGTCTAATTCTTTAACCCCACCTATCTGTTTATCTATCGGCAATAAACCTATAGGCATCCCAGAAATGCCACCTGTTTTTTGCCGCTCTTTGTACTGCTCAAAACGCTCTTCTGTTCTTTCACCTATTTTACAGGTATCGTTAAGAACAATTTCAGAATCAATATTTTGTATTAGTTTCTGTAACTTCTTAACTGCTTCTTCTGTATTCAATGAGTTTATATCTGTTTGCACAGAAAGTATTGTGTCCCTTAATAAATTATGCTTAACTTTATTTCTTAATTCATCACAATAAAATTCAAATGGCTCTGCTACCCTTCCAGTAAAGTCAAGCTCTGGAAATCTTGCTTTTAATGACTCTGCACTAGGGATATCACCATATTTGATTTTAAAGTCTGAAATATAATTAAACACTCTCTTATAAGCTGGGTTGAAAAACTTGGCAGATATTCTTTTCTCCGCTACTGTTTTCCAATCCTTAGTTTCTAATAATTTTAAAATAAAATTAGAATCTACGCTCATTTCATCACCCCTAAAAACTCTTGCATTGAAACAGCGTTCTTAGGTAAAAATAATCTATCTCCATCGTCTACATAATAAAGATACTTTAATTCACAAAATCTCTTCAATTCCTTAAAGCCCTCAATAAATTCTAGATTGTTAAAATATAAATACTTTTCAAATAAAAATCCTTCAAGCTCTTTCCATTCATCTGGGTCTTTATAAGTCACTAAATGAATTGAGTATTTTCCGCTTTTCCAAATCTTCATAACAGTATCTAAATGTTGAGGGTTATACTGCATCCCCAAAATTTCATATTTATCTTTAAATAATTCATTAACAAACGTTGTTTTATTGTTAAAAAAACAACTCTCTAAGTTAAAGGCGATAATTGGAAGAGATTGATTAGTTAGTTGCCCTCTTTTCACGTCTTTTCTCCCTTAACTGTCCCGCATTAATTTCACCCTTATCATATAACTTATAACAATTTCTGCACAATGGCAAATGGTCGCATTCCACATATGCAAATACTTCTACAGAGTTACAATTAATGCAGTGGTCACTCTTTACGTTATCTAAATCCACTTTATCACCCCTGTCGTAATTTCTTTATGGCATCTTTATTTCTAAAAGCTTCTCTCCTACCATCATTAGTAGTAAAAGTAACCTGAATGAAAAGATTTAGCATACTGTCAATAGTATATCCATATCTTTTAGTTAATTCTTCCTGCTTTAAATTAGTGCAAATTATTGTTGGTAATCCTTTTGTATCCCTTATCTTTAATATGTTTTCTAATAAAGCTTTTTCTGCTCCTTTTGCTGTATCAACTTCCGCACCTAATTCATCTATTACTAAAAATTCTGAATCATAAACAGAACTTACATCTTGTTGGCTATATGTTTTTCTTATAATTTCATTAAAAGTAACTAAATAACCAGAATAGTAACGAATATACAATTCTTGTAAAATAATGGAAGCTAAGAAACTTTTCCCCGCTCCATTTTGCCCCCTAAATAATAGATTAACACAATCGTTTAACATATCTTTAGGATTAGTTACATAGCCTTGTATAATACTCTTTAATTTAGGCTCTGCAAAATGATAGTCAGATAAAAACTTACCCTGATAGCCACTAGGTATTCCCATTAAATATAAAGACTCTTTGCTTATATATTCACGCATTTTCCCTTCTCTTGTTGGTAAATCAGATGTCAATTTCTATCCCACCATTCTCAGATTCCTCTTTCCAACCCCGCTTAGGAGTTAAACTCTCTCCTGTATAAGCTATTGCTAAATTATAATAACTGCTCAACCAAGCATTTGACATTAAATAAATGCCATATTCCATAAAGGTTTTTTCCCTGCCACCTGCTTTAAAACGGTAATCAGAATCCCAAAGGAAATCAATTATCTTTTTTATTTCATCACTTGGATATGTAGCCATTAATGATTTAATTACAGAGGTATCTTTATATTTAACTACTTGATACTTTACATCATGTTCTTTTGCTTTATCTGAAAAATATTTTATCCAATCATTAGATTTGAACTTACTATAATCTTCTGTTGATTTTACAATTCCACTTTTATCAGAAGTTACTATTGCTCCACCAAATAACTTCTTTGCCTGTGCTTTTGTTACTATCATTTACGTTTTGCTATGGAACGTTCTAGTTCCTTTGCTTCTTGTTCTAAACGATTATCAATAAGTTCTGAAAACAAATCTAATGTTGTATCTCTTTCTTTTTCTAATACTTCTGCTTCCATCCAACAATCAAATTTTGCACTTTCATAATTACCTAAATTCAATGTTACACCTTTTGATAAACCTACTTTTATTGTTTCCATTTTATTCCTCCATTTCTTTATCTGGCATAAACAATCTTTCATTTACTTTTTGTAAAGCAATTTTTACTCGTTCAGAAAATCCAGTCTTTTCAATAGGAAAACCTCTCCTAACTCCACACTCTAAAGCTACTCTAACAATAGCATTTATTTGTTCCTGTGTGTAATAACAAATATTATTTACTCTCACTAGGGCAGGAGGTAAAATACCTGTATTTTCCCAATTACGTAAAGTTAATGAACCTCTAGGAATACCAGCCAATTTAAAAGCTTCTATTAATTTTGCTCTTGTATATAATCGTAGTATCTTGCCATTTATTTTAAATAATTTTCCCTGTAATATTTGCCCTGCGGGTCTGCCTCTTTTAGCTTTCCTCTTTCTCGGCATCCTCGCTCACATCCTTTAAATCTACTATTTTAGTTGAATAACTTAATTTTTCTTTAAACATTTTCTCTGCTACCTCTAATGGTATTACTCCATCTGCGATAAGATGTTCCAATACTTCCATATCATAATAAGCTTCATACTTTAAAACTTTATCTAAAACACCATAATCTCTCAAAATACTTTCAGCCATATAAGGTATTACATCATAGCTTTTTCTTACCTCTCTTTTTAGATATTTATTATCTAAAAAAGGTAAATACTTATTACCATTTAAATCACTTTTGCCATTAGACTCTACATAAGCATCTAGCTGTTCTTTTAATTCTTTCACTCTTTTTTCCGCTTCAAGCTTTGTCTTTCTATACATATCATACTGAATAGCTAATTCTTTGAAACGTGAATCATCTATCTCTGCTTCTGAAAAGTCTATAATTTTACATTCAACCATTTTATCATCCATTCTTTAAGTCTTAACATTATATCATACTTTTTTAGTTTTGTCAAGCATTTTTAAATAATTTTTGTAATTCCTATTTCTCTATACCACTTATCCCTCTTTACACCATGCTTATTAAAAATTGCCATAAAAGGATGTCTGTAATCATAAAAAAATACATTAGTCTTACCCTCTTTAGTTCTTCGTAACCTTCCTAAAATCTGTATCAAATCTTTCTTGTTTGCCACTGTAGATACAAGAAATCCTCTCTCCCATGATTTTACGTTAGTTCCTTCACAACTAATAGAAATAGTAGCTAATGTAATTAATGCTTCTTTTGTTTCTGCTTTTTCTTTTATTTCTGCTTTTGTTTCTTTCATATCTCCATAGTATTTTTGTATTCTTGGACATATATCTACCAACATATCATACAATAAATTTATATGCTCTTTCTCTTTACAAAACACTATACAAGATTTTCCTGAATTATATTCTTTTATAATATCTTCAACAACTAATCTGTTAAATGTTAAATCTTCTGATACAGTTTTATAAGCTTCCTGTAAATTAACAGGTAAACTATCAACTTCTTTTGTACTTAATAACTGTGTTATTAAAGCTTTCCATTCTGGCGTATGTGGCGCAAATACTTTATCTTTATATACTAATGCTTTTACTTTTGCTCCGCTTTTCGTCCAGTAATAATCAATCACTGGATTCCATTTCAACTGACTCTCTCTCTTTATTACAAAAATGTCTTTTGTATCTATAATATCAGAAGTTTCAAATTCTCCTTTGTATTCATACAATGTATGCCCACAAATTAAATCTAATACATCTGCTAATCCATCATTTCTCATTTTAGTTGCTGTTAACCCTAAACGATATCTGGCAGGAAAGCCATTCAGAACACTGTATATCTTAGCAGAACACCTATGACATTCATCACAAATTAACATTGATATACTTTCTTTTAATTTATCAAGCTTTTCGTCACCTAGCCTAGAAAGAGTCTGTATCGTAGTTAAAGTAATTTGTTTTCCTATATTGAAAACCTTGCCTTTTACTAAACCTATTTCTATTTCCCCATAGCACAACAGAGCATCTTTTTGCCAACCATCTATTAAATCGTCTTTATTAACTATAATTAATACCCTTTCTTTTAGCTTTCCTGCCAGCATCAAACCAATTATTGACTTACCTAACCCTGTATTTATAACAAGTGTTCCAGTATTATCAGTGAAATGCTCTATTGCTACCTGTTGTACTTTTCTAGGCTGGATTTGTACTGATGGATATTCTATATTATTAAAACTAATTGAGGTATCTTCTACTACTTCATAATTAAAAGGTATCTTATATCCTCTAGGAACTTCTAAGCTATCCCCTACTTCTTTATAATAATAAAGAAATTCTGGAACTTTAGTGCTACCCCATCTAGAGAATTTAAGAATACTTTCATATTCAGGATTTTTAAAAGTTAAATCTTTTTTTATTCGTTCTTTTTCTATATCTGTTAAGTTTTTTAATAATTGAGAGTTACTTATAAAAACTTTAATAGCCATTTTTATTAATCAAAAACCCTGAAAATGTCTACAAGAAATAGACTCTAATGTACGTATAGAATTCTCAGTTTCAATATCGCTAAGTTTACGTCTATATTCTGCGGATTCCTCTTCAAAAAGTTTTCCCAAACAGTTTGTAATTTTACCTTTTCTTGCAAATCCAATTTGCTTAATTTCCCTAATAGCCTCATTCATTGCTTTACGATATAAAGGATTTGTATTTGTATCCCTTAATGCTCTTAAAGTCTCAATAACTTCTGCTGTTTGTTTTCTCGTCTTAATATATTCCTCTGTTTTTAATTCGTACATATCCACTAATAAACTCATTAAACCATCTCCTATCTTTTATATTATTATACCATATTTTTTTCCTTTTGTCAAGTGTTTTTTATTCCCATTCAAAAATTGGTAAACACCACTTTATAGGTAAGGCATATTTAACTTCTTTATAACAAATTTCTTTATAACCTGTACCATCATCTCTGATTTTTAAGGCATCTTCTGAAACCCCATCTTTTAACATATTCCATAATATATTAGCATCTACATAACAAGCATTTCTAAACTGTATTGAATTGTGCATAAACCAAAGCCACTCAGCATGCCTTAATCCTTCCTTTAATTTTACCATTTTTTACTCCCATTCAATATCAGAATACCTAACTTCTTCAAACCAAAACTCAGGAAAATAACAATACTTTCCATTAGAGTATTCAAAATTATAAATTAGTACACCTTCAACTGATTCTAAGTTTAAATGCTTTTTTGATACACCAGTAGAAAGCTTTTTCCAAAGATTATGAGAAGCTTTATAAGAAAGTTTGTCAGTTCCAAATATAAACCTAAACGTTCGATAATCTACGCCACTTTTCAATGCCAACATTTCCATTACTATCACCTCGTTAAATCTATTATACCATACTTTTTTAATTTTGTCAATAAAAAAAAATCCCTTACTTAGTAAGGGATTAATAATCCATTTTATTTCCTAAAACATCTACATATACTGCTTTATATTTATATAACCTTCTTATACCATCTGCGTTATACAGTATCGCTAAGTCCGCTAAATCATCAACAGTATAAAGTTTAGGAACTAAAATGACACAAGCTTTTAATAACTTTTTAAATTCTTGGTCTTTACAAGTAGGTGATAATATTGTTAATTCAGAGCCAACGTTTGTCTGTATATCATTCAATATTTTCAACAGCCGTTTACTCACTTTAGGCGTTGCCCCACAACATTTACACTTAAAATTATCTACTGTAATTGTACTAACCATATTTCTTTCCTACAAGACTATTCTTGCAGTTCCTCCTATTACCATCTCGAAGTTACTCCTCTGGTATCTATATGAATCCAATCACCATAATAACCTATTCCTAACTGGTCTTCTAATCCCCACGCTTTTGCCGCCGCTAAAACGGTGTCTGCTAAAGCAGTATCAGTATCATCTTGACCAGCGATATGAATATCTGCGGCACATCCTTTCGTGTGATAACTTCCTAATGCTCCACCACACGCCGCATTAACGCCATCGTCTACAGTTCTATAACCAGATTTGAAATCTGTTCCATACTCAGAGTGATAAACTGTAGTATTTACTACCCAATTAAAATTCCAATCTCTCAGCATATCTAATATTTTAAATAAATTTGCTGTTTTTTCATTATTCGTGCATAACTTCCCATTTTCATTGTCCCACGCATATTCATTACTGTTTCTGCGCCAACAATCCCATTCTGTTACGCTCCAATGTTTACTTTCGTACATTACATCCACCTTCTTTTTTATCTTCCTTCTGTGCTTCTTTTTCTAATTTATCACTTTCCCCATCTCCGTCTTTATCTATTATAGATGCTCCATAAAAGAATATAGCGGCAATCGCTTCTGGGGAGAATAAAACTTTTGTTAAAGCTAGTAAATCAGATAATGCTATTACACCCTTAAATATTGCTTGATATGCCCAAGCAAATATATAAGCTAGAACAGTTGTTATTATTAAAACAATCATTATATAGAGAAGCTTTAAACTCCCGCCTGCAATTCTAGGCTTTACAAGAATTTTTGATTTGATAATATTCTTTAGCTTCTCAAACATTATAAAACCCCATTACTTTAAAATAAGTGCAAGTATGCTTATAAACATACTTATTATTCCTGATAAAAATGTTGCTAATCTAAAAATATCAGAACACTTATCATCTATAACTTTATTTAGCTCTACTTTATTTTCCTTTGCTTCTGCTCTCATTTCATCTAATCTCTTGAAAATTGTCTTTATATTATTTTCTACTGTCTTTAATTCTACTTCTTGTGTTTGTGTTTTTTCTAAGAACACTCCAAGACTTTCTGAGTTGCTTTGTTGCTTTGTTTTTATTACTGCTAAATCTTCTCTTAATTCTGTCTCAAAATCCCTATTCACTACACCCCTCCGTTCTTACAGATAGTGTAGACGTTCCAAACCTCTACACATAACCTCTATGAAATTATTTGCCGCATTCTTTAGTTTTGTGTAGAGTCCCATATTATTTTCCTTCTTTCATGTTTTTTATCTGTGTTGTTAAGCCTTTATTTTTACTTTGAAGATTCTTTACTTTTTCATTTAATTCTTCTATTTGTTCTTCACATTCTTTTAAATAGGCTATTAATTCATTTACCTTTACTTCATCTTCTAATCTAGAATTATCTAAAGCTGACATTCTTTTTTTAACTCCCATTAATTCACGTCTAACTTGTTCACATTCTCTAACTTTTTCTACCTTTTCTTTGCGTAATTCATAAATTTCATCTTTTAGTTTTAATACATCTTTATCATAACGATTTTTAAAAACTAATTTAAATATCTTATATAGATATTCCTTCATATTAACCTCATTTCTTACGGACAAATTTCCGCTTTCCTTAAACAATTTAATGCTCGTTGATTTAAGTATACTTTCTTTAAATCAAAACAATCAAATAGCATTATGTTTACTTCATTTGATAAGGCAAGAACTTCATCACTTAATTGAAATAACTGTAAACACAACTCTTCACACTCTTCTTGTGCAACATAACTAACACACCGAATATAAAACTTATCTACAATTTTCAAGATAAAGCATCCTCCTTATTTTTTATCAACTTTCCCCACACTATGAGTCATTTTATACGCTCCTTAGTAATAATCTAAAAACTTCTCTTTTCTTGCATAATATCTTGCCTGTTCATATACCTTATTTCCATACTGTTTTTGTGCTTCGTTGAAATCTGAATAACTCTTTAAATCTTCCCGCTTTATTCCATAATTTTCAATAGATATGTAAGCTCCACTTATGTCATTGGCTATTAAATCAGCAAATCCTTCAAGCATTGCCATATCTTCTGTAGCCGCTTTTCCCTTCTGCTGGAACTGATATTGATGTGTCATTTCATGCGCTAAAAGAAACAATCTATCACTCTTATCTGTTCCAGCAGTATTTATAACTATTACAGAATTTCGAGATGTTACCGCTCCACTTTTTTGAGCTATTTCTTCTGCATTATTTATTTTAAAGTATTTTAACAAATCCGCATATTCTTTTACTGAACCAACATTAATAACAGCAACATCTCTATGTAAAGTTAAATTAAAATTATTTTTAAAATAATTTTCTACTATTTTTATATTCTTCATTGTTTCTCCCCTATCACCACCCATTACAACATGAGCATCCGCTAATGTGGGGAACAAGAAAAATAGTACCATTATTAGTATTTTTACCATCTACAATTCCTTTCTTAAATCCCCTCACCATAGGAGCTAGCTTAGAGGCTAGTATTCCTACGACTGAAACATATTTAGTCAATATCAATGAAGATTACACCACAGTAAACGAAACGAGAACAGTTCATATTCCATCAGGCGTTAAAGTATTAAAAGTAAGAGTCTATTCCGAAAGTGGTGCAGGTGGAGATGATTTCTGTACTGCATATGTTCAAAATGCCGACAATAAGAAAGTTTGGGTAATTGCTGAAAACTATGGTTCTTGTGATGAAACTAAATATGTCGGCGTAACAGGCGGGAAAGATTATAAATTAAATTTATATGCTGGCGCTGAATATGATACAATGGCAGCATTAATACGAATTTCATATTCACAGTCGATTAATAATACAACTCCCAGTGTAACAGATTATTAGTAATCTGTAACTTCTACTGCGTGTGAATTGATAGTAGGCGACCATTCGAGTTTAAAATTCAAATTAGCGTAACTAGTTTCAACATCTATATTGCCTATACCATAATCAATCCAATATTTATCATTGTTAACATTATACAACAAGTATTCTTCACCTTCTCCATAATTATATTCAGCCCAAATAGAATACAATTTATAGGATTTATTGGGTGTTACACCTACATACGTAATCAAACTTAAATATCCAGATTGATTAAATGAAGCTCTTAATACTGTTATTCCTGCGGGAACTGTAAAGGTACTGCCATGTGCTAAAGTAACTTCCCCACTAGGAATACTAGCCTTTAAGCTAGCTCCTATGGTGACATTGCCTGTCACGATAATTGACATTGGATTATCAGTTAAAGCCATAATATACGGCAGATTTTGAGTTTAGTAATCGGTTACTTTAGGCGTTTGATTGTTAATTGATCGTGAATAACTAATAGTTACACTTCCTGACTCTGCACCAGTTTCGCTACTAGTTGATAACTTTAATTTATACCTTTTATTAGGAGTAACTCCTACATACCAAATATCATAGGCGTTTTCGTAATTCCATAAAGATAACCAATATTTTTTGCCATTTACTGAATATACATCTAAAGCTACTTCGCCTTCGTGTTCATGGGATACATCACCCTCTACTTTTAATACTTTTACACCCGCAGGCACTGTAATAGTAACCGTTGTATTCACATACATAGTACTCAACAATCTTGTTTCAGTAGTCGGTACACTTGCTTCTAATGTTGCCCCAACTGTTACATTGCCTGTAACCACTAAACTCATAGGATTGTCTGTCAAAGCCATCTTTTTCCTCCGATTTCTCACAGAGGAATATTACATTAATAATCAGTTACGTTAGGTATTTTTTGATTAATTGATTGAGAATAAGAAATCTTTAAATACCCTCCACCCAAATTATATTCTGCGCCTGCGTATAACGATAATTTATAAGTTTTGTTTGGTGTTACTCCGACATACCATTGATCATAGAAATTAAAACCCTCTGATCTATAACGCCACTCTTTTTGATTAGAAAGGTTTTTTATTTCTACAGTAACGTAATCATCATAACCCTCGCTAGATTCTGCATGACTGGAAATATATAATACAGTAACTCCATCAGGAATAGTTATTGATACTTTCTCATACAAGATGTCATTTGCTTCAATATTTTTGTTGATCAAGAAAGTTTCTTCTGTAGGCACAATAACTTCTAATTCCGCACTAACCGTAATATTCCCTGTGACTGTAATATTCATAGGATTATCAGTTAGTGCGTGTAATTGTAATAGTAATCTCGGAAGACGGCTGACAGACAATTCTTTATCTGCCTGCCCCCCCCCCCTAATTAATTTATTAAACATTTTATTCGTCCTCCTTATTTACATCAATTTTTTCTAAAAGCTCTCCATCTTTGTTATAGCCAGTGATTATAAGATTTTGACCTTTTTTAACTAAAATACTATAAGGTGAATTTGCTTTTACACTAAAAGAATATTCACCACTTGCAACAAAATCAAGATTCGCATAACTGTCTAATGTGTTTGATAATTTAGCACATTTTTCATTTAGTTCTTTTTGCATATCTTCATATTCCGATTTTGTTTTCCCGCCTAATAATTTTATCAACCAATTAAACATCTTCGTCCTCCTTTTCTAATACAGCTCCAATTTCAGCATCGCCATTTATTGCTAATGTATTTGCGCTTGCAGTTTGATAGCTTCCTGACAATGTAAATGTCTTAAAGGTGTATCCACTATTCGGCGTACACAAATTGCTTGCAGTTTTGCCATGCTGAACAGTAAAGGTTGAAGTGTGTGCAACTCCATCAACTGTAACAGTAATTGTTCCACCTGTAGGCTGATTAATCGTATAAGTATAGGTTTTCAAGGTAGCGGCTGTTGCACTAATAGTGATATTATCTGTCAATGTTCCACTTGTACTGCTTAATGTGCCTGCATTATAACCTGTACTTGCTGATATACTTGCCGTATAAGTTGACCCTGCTTCTGCTGTAAATGTTGATGTATATGAATTGCCATTGCAAATTACTGTTATTGTTTGATTTGCTGATTGTACGATTGTGACTGTTACTGTTACTTCGGACGTGTAACATAATCTTGCTACACCGTTTACTCCTATATACATTTTTTTGACTTTTCTTGCCTTGCCGTCTACTCCAATGTATATATTCTTTGCTTTTCTTGCTTTACCATCTACACCTATATAAATGCTTTTTGCCATTTTCGCACCTCTTTATTCATACACAATATAAAGTGTGCCTGTGGTTAATGCAGAGCTTCCAGCGGTTAAATCAGTTGTGCTATAGGTATATGCAGGTGCGCATCCTAATGCGGTTCTTGCGGCAGCGGCTGTTGTTGCCCCTGTTCCACCATTTGCGATTGGTAAAGTACCAGTAACTCCGACTGTTATATCTGTCGAACCATCAAAACTGCCAGCAGTACTACTTGCAAGATTTGCTGTAATAGTCCTTGCAATTTCTAGTTGCGTAGCTGTATCTGCATTGCCCAGCCATCTCGCAACGCCGACATTTGTTATTCTCGCAAATTCAAAGGCATTATGTGAAAAGATTGCTGTTTCACCTTCGTTAGTAGTTATGGCTGTACGCGCAACATTATTGCCAATTTGGAAGTAATGTCCAGTGTTTTCTGTCGCAATATAGTTTAACGCCCCTGTTGTGCTAGATATAATATTCGCTTGTATTGTTGCTGATTGGGGTTTTGTGCCTAAAACAATTTGTCCTTGACTGCCTGCCGCTGTGCCATTTGATACTCTAATGTTTGCTCTGAAAGTATTTAAAGCTGTATAGGTATTTGCTTGATTTAATAAGCCTACTTCATCAGTACAAGCAATTTCTCGCCATGCAGTCCAACTACTATTTTCATGGTAAAAACAGCGTTGATACGTTCTTGAAGCTACATAACTACTCCCATAAGTTCGATAAATCTGGACTAAACTTGTTCTAGGGGCATTAAATCCAATCAATACACTTAATACACCGCCCCTTGGCGTTGCATCATTATAGCTAGTGGGGAGATTTGCTATTGTGTTTGCTTCTGTATTGCTTTGTACTTGATATTCTCCAGGAGTTTTGTAATCATTAAAATCGCTATTTGAAGGGATAAAATTCGTTATGTTTAAATATTTAGCCGAATTTACATCTCCGTTAGCTATACTATCATCTACATATTTTTTGTTCGGCACATCATTATTTACTGTAGGAGTTTTGTGTACTGTCAGTTCCAGCCCATTTGCCTTAGTATATTTACCCCACGGAGCATTATTTAACGAGCTAAATTCTACTGTGCCATCAGAATTATACACGCTAGCAAAGGATGTTTGAATACCGCTTTTTAAAAAACAATGTCTATAATCAGCGGCACGCATTATTAATTCGCCTGTTTTATTTCTGGCTATAGAAGGTGTTTGTTCACTACCTTCAGGTGGTGTTCCGAGCCATAAATAAGCTGATCCATCACTAGCAGCGGTAGCACTGCTCCGTATATTTAAATTTGCATTAAATATAGCAGAACCATTCCAATAGTTATTGCCTGTCCATGTGTTATTACTTGCCAGTTTTCCGCAAGCATCAAAATCTTGATTTAGTTTCGCTACTAAATCTGTATCTATATACTCTTCACCAGTGAATTTTTCATAAGCCATTTATTTCACCCCGCCCAATTCCCCAGCATTGAAATATAATGGTATTTTATTCTCTACCATTTCAACCCTCCATTCAATATGCTAAAAAGGAAGCCCTTTCAGAGCTTCCCCATTGTTTTTACTCTTTATTTATATGTCTATTATAGCATACTTTCGGATTTTTGTCAACCTTTTTTTCAATTATTTTTGCAGGAATTTCCAACATTCCTCCTTCTATAGCTTCGGGTATATGATTTAAAGTAGCTATTAATGCTCGTCTTGCTATATCCTTACTGGGGTATATAGCCACATTATCTGTTACATCTTGTGTAAAATGGATTTCAAGAACTCCTGCAATGTTTATAAATTTTTTTACCCAGTATCTCTCTCCGCTTACTGTTACCCAAACTTTATATGCCATTTTTATCTCCTCTAACTTTATAACTTACGGAATTTCTAATATTCCTAAATCTGTGGATGCCTCCCCCAAATCTATACGAACTTGCATTAATGCTTCTTCTGCCTCTTCCTTAGTAAGATACGTTTTTATATCATCAGAATTTTCATCTTGTGTTCCACTAATTTGAAAAAAATCAGCACTTTTTATCCAATATTTTTTTTCATTTATTACTACCCAAACTCTATACATTATTTTTACACCGCCTGTAATATCATAATTAATGGATTAAAATAGCAATTAAAATAAAAAATAAAACTTTCAAAAGCCTGAAAAAAAGCTCCAATAGTAAAAAGAGAAATACCTATTAAAAAAATCATGGCACTAATTGCCTGCCCCTCATTCAATGCTGTTACTCCATCGTATACTTGCCATCCTAGAAAAATAATAAGAGATATCAATAAAGAGAAGCTAGCAAGAATCGCTATAAGATAAATTAAAGAGGTATCTTGCATATAAGAAATTAACAACTCTTGTGGAATTTTTGTACTCATTACTGCAATATCTTCTAGTGTCATTTTTATACCCCCATTATTGTGAATTTAAAAGTTTCTGCATTAAAAGATAGCACCACATTTGATGCCCCCTCTTTCCCATATTCCTCTGAAAAATCGTAACAATCCCAAGAACCACTAACCATTTTATAGCCTAAAGACTGTAATACTTCTTTAATAACTTTTGGAGTATAACCTGTTTCAGATAAATCTATTTCAGAATTTATATCTCCTTTATTTTCTAAACTTTCTAAAATAATTAATAGCTTATCTTCCATTTTTTCATCTTCCTTTTAATAAAAAATTAACATCCTCTTTTAAGTGCTCTTCTGCTTCATTTCTAGTTCTATAACATTTTCCTAAACTTCGCAAAAGCTGGTCTACTAAATTACCATAAAATACTCCCTTAGATACAACTCCCTGATTATTGCTTCCGTCCATATAAATATAAAAATATACATCACCATTTGTGGGATAATAAGGAAGTTGTTTTACACTACAATTACCAGCAAATAGTTCTAACATAATAAGCCGAGTATTCATCTCTGGATTATCACAATGAAGTTTATTATCTGCTATCCAAAATTTTGCTCCATTGCCAACAGCATATTTTTCATCATAATCCAAAACCTGAAACTTTTGATTAAACATTAAATTGTTTTTCTTTAAAAATAACTCAAAATACTCACTCAAAATAACACCTCATTTAATAAAATCTATAATTTCTTGCTGAAAATAACATCCAAAGATAACTAATACTATATCCTCTTTGTTTATATAAATTAAAAGCCTTACAAAACTACTGTGCTCTAAATGCTCTCATTGTTACTCCCACTCTCTATTCTTTAATAAAGTGCAATGAGCCTCTAAAACAGTAAATCTTACAAACCAATTTGTATTTCTACCGAAACTATATACACTATTGCGATATACACTATGCCCCTCTCGACTAAAAATCCAAGATTTATTAGATATTACATAACCATTCTCATTAGCATCAGCATAATCATCAATACATGTAATCACACGAAGAATATCTTCTCCATGAAAAATATTACCATCACTTTTGAAAGGGGATTTAACTATTAAAAAATCTCCTGTCTTATATTTCACGTTTTCACTCCCATTCAAAACTCACAGGAATACATTGTTCTTCTATAAAATTAATGGGAATATTCCAATGTGTTCCTTTACCAAAACTATATTGGTTTCCTGCATTTGTATGCCCTATTGATGTTCCTTGCCAAGCTTTATTAGAAACTGTGCAAAAGCCATCTTCCTCAACTGAAAAATCACTTACTATTCGTAATAAATTTCCTTTAAAAAAGGAATTACCATCATACTTGAAAAAAGTACGAACTTTAAAATAATCACCTTTGCGTATAATCATTTTATTTCCTCTATTCTACGTTTTGCTACTTCAAAACAATCCCTATTGAATAATTCAATCATTTGTTTCATCCTTTCTTACATCATAGTAAGAAACTAAAGCACTATAAAGCTCAAATAATGATTTAAAAGCATCTTCTTCTAATATAATATTTTTATCATCTAAGAATAATATATAATTATCTTTTACTTTCTCTGCTCTTACTATTTCAAATTTTGGTTTATATAATTTCTTTACTTTTTCTATCTGTTTCATTTGGATTTTGATTCTTTCTCCCTTCCTGATAATGCCTGTGAAGCAACTGCTATTTTATCTATTAAAGAAGCAATGTTATCTTCTGTGGCTTCTTTTACTATAGAAATACTGTTAGGCGTTACATAATTTGCTATAATCATTTTGTATGCCGTTTCTTTTGTAGGAACTAAAAAAACAAACATAACTGATAGCAAAAAAAGTGCTAACCACGCTTTTGGAAAAAACCACCTTTTAAACTCTTCTGATGTTTCAGTAACCATAACTAATATAAAATTTGTTAACATTCCAAAAGCAAAAATTGATAAAGGCAATGCAGACACCACATCTAACTTATCAATAAAATAAAATACCCACGGACTAATAATTGGTTCCATTTTTATTTCCTCCTTTTATTCCCATCCAAAATTATAATTATTAACTACATCAAAAAAATAAAGTAATTCCCCTTCTGTTACAAAACTTTTTATAAACCACCCATTCTCAGTATAAATAGTATATTTTGTTTCTCCATACATAGTTTTATATGGGGTTACTTTATACAACTCTCCACGACTAAAATGAGCCGAATTATCTTTTGCCTTTACTAACTTTATTCCCATTCTTTATCTACTACCTTTTTAAAAAAATTAAATAATGACTCTTGGGATACCCAAGAATTTAGAAGATTGCCTTTTTTACTATAAATATTATATTCCATGCTTCCATACACACTAAGTACAGACACTGCTATATATTGCTCATTTAAATTATAATGTATAAGTTGTCTTTTTGGAGTTACTGTTATCCTCATTCCCATTCCTCCGAATCTATACCTAAAAAACTTGCCGAACTATTTTTTCTTGTAAACAATCTATCAAATACCCTTTTGAATCTAATACCATATAACTATTTTTAAACGCTCTGCTTTTTCTAATAAAATAATATTCATTTGCTTTAATTAACATAAAATTTTGTTTACTTAAACGTTTCTCAAAATCTTTCAATATTTCCTCCACCTCAATACTATTATAACACAAAATAAAAAGACTGTCAAGCATTACTTAAAATTTAATAAGTAATGCTTGACAGTCATAGCTATTATCTGAACTCTATAAATATTATACCATGTTATGTAAAAATTGTCAACAGTTATTTTGTCAAGCCACCATAGGAGCTAGCAAAGTATATTCTTTATTTGAACTTGTATCAAAAAATTTCATTCCAATTACTAAATTTTCTGTTGGGAAAACTGTTCCTGCATTCCCAGAACGTACAGCATCAAAATTATCATTTAATTTTGGTGTTAATTCTGTATCAATAAATTCTTCACCAGTAAATTTTTGGTACGCCAACTATATCACCTCAATCATTTTCTAGCATCAATCTGATAACCACCTGAATTTATAGATGGACTCCAAGAAACAATAAAACCATAATCACGGTCTTTATACCCATCAACAAATACACATATTTGATAGTATGTTTGTGGACTTACTGCAACTCTTGTATCTCTATCATTATAATAAACCCAACATACATTTGTCTGATTATCCCCTATAGAGCACCCGAAACGGTATTCTTGACTCCATCTATCTGCCCAATAATGCTTACCTGCGGCTAATCTAATTGTCTCATCCCCACCATAATGCCAAGAAAACTGCACATTAACTCTAGTAACACCTGGGGGGGAAAACCAATCATAAGTCCAAATACTTTTATAAGTCCTTCTTAAATCAAAATTTCCAGAAACAGGCTGATACTCATTGCTACCTATAATAGTTTCCCACGGATTTATATTTGCTTTTAAAATTCCGTCAACGCAATAAGCATGTGCATACAACTTTACTTTATGCACCCCTGCTGTTAAATAGACATCTTTAGAAAATAAATAAATCCAACTTGTAGTATTTCTATTTTTTATTTCTCCTGTATCAGACATTTGTGTATTATCTATTTCAGTATAAAAACGTAACCAACTTCCATTATTAGGTATTTCACTATATAAATAAATTCTTGAAGAAATTCTATATGTCCCTGTTTGTACTATAGTAAATTCTGCTTCATAAATTTTAACTGCGCCATAACTCTGTCCTTTTGTTAAAGTTATTGTCCAACCTCTTTTATTAATTGTTTGCAAAGGCTGATTAGCACTTGTCATCATAAAAAATTCTTTATTATCCCTATAAATTGAAGCATCTATAACATTTGGCAAATCCACCGCTCTAGAGTTTATTGTTGATATAAAAATGCTCCCTTTTATATTATCATAAACCTGTCCTATTGGTTTAAATGTATATAATTTTAAAACGTGTGCACCAGAAGACACTGTTTTTGTAATTTCTTGTTTTTCTTCAATATAAACATCATTAATATCTTTTTTTTCATAAATGATTTCATCATCTAAAACCAATTTAAACCCAAAATTTCCTTCTTCAATTTTTGAAGCTGTCAATGTCGCATCAATTACTATTTTCATATCTATAAGTCTATTTATAGAAAAACTATAAATAGTATGAAAATTTTCAGAAAAATCAGTTCCTTCATCTAAAAACTCATTTGTTATTTTTACATTTTTAAATGCAACATTTCCCATTAAAGAATCATTAGTTTCTAAAAGAGTTAAATATCTAAGAGAACTATCTTTTAATATAATTTCCTGATAATTACCCTTAGTTTCTGCTGGCGTAGTGTATAAAGAACATGCAGATGTAGAGCCGCCAACAGAAACATGAACTTTATTAGAATTATCTACAGTCATTTGACACCACCAATTCTAATTCCAGTTCCATTTGGAAAAACTAAAGTATTATTTGTATTAAATTTAGCATATTTATCATCTATTACAGTATCTGATAATTTACCACCATTTTGTAACATAGGTATTTGCCCAGCATTAAATCCTATATCTAATAACCCTGTTTCTATTAAATTATTCTTATTAATAATAGGTATTTGTCCAGAGCTAGTTCCAGTATCAATTAATTTAGTTGATATCTTATTTTTATCTCCAACTACTACAACTTGCCCATTATCTGTTCCTGAATTTATTAAACTATCTTTTATTTTTTTTGTTGATTCATCTATTAAATCCGTTACTCTATCTAATGGTATTTTAATGTTATCTACATATTCTTTAGTAACATATGTTTGAGTTAAATCTGCTGTTAAAACCCAAATCTCTCTTTCTACATTTATTAAATTGTAAAGTTTTAATTGGTCTGTTCTAAAACAAACCATCCCCAAAGTTAAATTGTCTACAGGAAAAGATATGCCAGCATTATTTGTTAATAAACTCATAAAATTATCATTTATATAACCTAATGAATTCGCTAACGTCCAAGCCTCTTCAATCGTAACTAATTTTTGCATATTATCCCTCCTTAATATCCTCTAGCAGAAAATGAAACAGCACCATTAACATATTTACTGCCAACTTTTAATTGTGCGATTATATGTTTAGTTGTAACTTCTATTGGTAAAACTACTGCTTGATTTAATTCTTCCATATTTTCAACTCTAATAATAGTATAGGTAACTTCTGGCACAATATGAAATTCTCTACTAAATTCATATGTAGCGGGATTCCAATCAGTTTCAAATTCTATTGTTCCTGTTTCAAAGGTATCTGGAACATCCACTTTGTGCATATACTCCCTTGTATTTGGTCTTTCACCACTTATTGTTGTAGCCGATAAAATAAACCTAAATAAAGCTTTTTGGTAAATATAATCACCAGTTAACATTGTCTTAAATCTATCATATCCAGCAGGAGTTATTGCTTGGTCAAAATTTGTTTCATTTAAAGCAACATTATAAAGAGTTAAATCACTTAATACAGTTCCAGCATGTCTTAAATAAATCTCTATTAATTCTACAAATACTTCAAATGTCTTACTCAATTCTTTAGCTTTTAATTCTTCTATTTCTAATTCTTCTACTAAATTTAATTCGTATATTTTATTCAAAGATTCCTGAATTTCTATCCTGCTTTCAAAGAATTTTTCTGTAAACTTTTCTGCTATTTCTTCTATCTCTAAATTATATACTGTTTTTTTCTCAAAAAATTTAGTAATCTTATCTTCTATTTCTAATTCTTCTTTAAAACTTCTTTCAAAAGAAACTTGTCGAGATACTGTATCATTAAGCTCTAAATCATAAGCAATTCTTACACCCTTATCCTGTAATCTAAAATCCTTGATTTTTTCATGTATTGTATTAATTTTTAAAGAAATCTCATTTATTCTGGCTTGTCTAGGCTCATCTGTATAAATCTCTACTGTTGGCATTTATTTATGCCTTTTCTGCTAATTTAAATTGGAATGTCACTTTAAAAGTATCTGTTGCTTCTTTATTTACTACTGGAAAAACAACTCTATCCATTGTAACCCCTCCAGAAGAAGCATTACATAACCCAGTTTCAGTCAAAGAACCTGTTCCAACCCCAGGGGCAAAAGTAGCTACCATAGTGAAAAATTTTGTGCCCTTAGTATGTGTATAAGTTGCTACGCTTCTTACAAGCTCTTGTTTTAACCCTAAATCTGTAGCTAGTGTACTAGTGCTATTTTCCCCTACAGCAATATGTGTTAAATTTGTAGGTCTACCAGAAGATTTTCCAATACAATCACAAATAAAATCAAATCCAGCATTCAAAATCATATTATGTTTTTCTACTAACTGCTTTAAATTTCCATCTTTATCAAACAATTCCCCGACCATTGAACAATCTAAAGCTATATTCTCATTAAACATTAATTTTCCTCCTTAAATATCGCTATATAAAGCAATACTATCATAAGTTTTGTAATCTGTATATGCTATTTTATTATTTTTAAATAAAGAAAATACAGAACTATACACTATCAAATTTAAATACCCATCTCCTTGTGATAAAATAAAAGTTAAATTATCATTTGGAAATGAAAAGTCTCCTGCCGATATTTCTAATCCAGTATCAGTAGTTAACACAAAATTATCCCCATCACTACTATAGCTTAAAAGCATCCAATCCCCAGTCTTAGAGTTTTTTAAAGTTAAAATAGCATATGAATAATCAGAATCAATAGGAATTTTTACATTAACAGAAAGAGAAAATATTTTTGGTATATTTATATCCTGCCATTTTACCATACTATTTCCATCCATTAATAACCCTTTATGAAATCTCGCCATTCCATAAGTAGCAATACCATAATCAGGATTAGGTTTAATTCCTTTATTGCTTAAAAGCGTTTCATCTAATGTCCAATAATCTACTGATGTAGAATCTTTTTCTCCTAAATATACAGCAATCTCTGTAGAACTATTAAAAGTAAAATCTGTACCAACTGGCATCCAAGTTGTTTGTTTAGCTGTTTCGGAATTCCAAGTAAATTTTAAATCTTTCCATTTTTGTTCCTTCTCTGGATTAAAAGGTTTTATAACTTTTTCTATCCAATTTCTTGAACAGTATTCTTGGTCTAACTCTATCTCATAAATATATTCTGCACTTAAATTATTATCATCTAACTGAAATCCTCTAGCATTTATATGCCCAAATGATTTTATACCTTTCCACTCATCTTCTACAGCATCATAAGTATAAATCATATTTCTATTAGGAATAGAAGCTATTCTTACAGTACAATAAGAAGCAAACTCACAAGGAACACCGTATTCTGTATAAGCTTTCATCCAAAAATCTACTTGTGTTGCTTGTGCAAAAGGCAATGTAAATGTTTGACCAGCACTACTTCCTATAAAATTACCATATTCCCAACTAGAGCCTTCTCTTATTATATAATAAGTAGCACCTTTTACTTTATTCCATCTAAACTCTATATTACGCTCATTTTGTACACAATCAAAACCTGTAACATTAGCAGGTCTAGCAATTTGTAAATCTAATTTTGCAGGAACAGACCTATTTCCCATAGTATCAACAGCTATTAATAAAAATCTATATTCTCCCATACCTGTTGAGTAAAAATAACTTGTTCCAGTAACATCTGCTATCTTAGTGCTTTCTGAAACAACCCCAGAATATAATTCATAATGGTCTATATCTCTTTCTTTATTTGCTGACCAACTTAAATTAAAACCACCTACTGCTTCATACCCAACAAAATCTTGTGGCATATCTGGTGCTATATTATTTCCTGTTATAAAAATTAAAGGCGTATATGTTGGATTTGAAAATTTATTATATCTATTTTCATGTACTAATTTGAATTCATAAGTTTTTAAAATTTCCATATTTTCGATTACAGCAATATTAGAACCGTCATCAAATATTCCACCAAATGACCAAGTTTCATCCCCCTGCAATCTATACCAAACTCTCACACCTCTTGAATAAAAATAACTTGGATATGTATATTTAATAAAAATTCTTGAAACAACAGTTTTATCAGGAAGTACATAGTATTCTTGTTCATTATCCAAATAAATAACTGCTGGTGGAGGTTCTGTAGGGTCTGCTAAAGTAGAATTATTAATGATTGGGTCAGATGAACCCCTCTGTTCATTATAAATATTAGGATTATATTCTCTACAAGTAAGTTCAATTCCACCATCTTGTTTATCGGAAATCTTTATTATTCTGAACTGCTTATCTTGAAATTCTGTTATATAATCTGTTATACTTATTACATCTCCAACAGTTCTATTTAAAGCTCTTCTATCTGTTACAAATTTTATATACATTTTACAAGTTATTGCTTGATTTAAATAAAACCATGCCAATCTACTAGCTTGGTCAAAATTTGTAACACCATATAATTCATAAGTTTCGATTCTAGGCTGTTTTCTTAACGGCGCAGAAGCTTCTGCTTGTGCATTTACCTTTACCCACTCATTTTCTGGGTCTATATATTGAACATAAATTCTATCTGGAATGTCCTCCATAGGAGACCACCAAAGCTCTAAATCATTAATTGTATCAGGGTCAAAATACTGAACAACTTCATCTGCCTTTTCTACAAATAATGAATATTTACCATTTTTATATACTAAATTAGAACGACAACAATTTAACATTGTGGAAATCCAATCTAACCTAGACTGTGTTTCATCTAAACAAAGATTTAATGTATAGCCTTTGTCTTCATAAAATTTAGAAGCTTCAATAAAACTTTCTATATCTATTTCTTCTAATCCTAAACCAACACCATTATAACGTGTTAAAAAATCTAAAACACACCAAGCTGGATTATCTGACCACTCTTCAATATAATCAGTTTCATTTATATATCTCTTTACAATACTACCATCAACAATAGCTGTAACATTAAAACTACCTGATAAATTCTCATTTGCTTTAGCTGTTAAAGCTAGGTATGCATCATATTTTAATCCGCCTACTTTTTTTGCTCTCTCAGAATTATTAGAACCTTCTACACGACCATCTATATTTTGAACTCCATCACCTAAATAAATATCGTAACTTACACCTTCAAATAAATAACTTCCTATTTCAATATCATCTAAGCGTATATCTCTTATCCCTTTAATTTTTCCATCACAAAAACAAATTAATTTTACAATTCTTGTTTTATTATCTAACAATCTAGAATAAATTAAATTACCAGCATTTTTTACTGTGCCATAAATAATAGGAATAGGCATGGTATTAGAAGTTTCTGTAGCCATTACATCAGAATATGTTCTTTTAGCTGTTTTTTGCATTTTTTTCATTTGTCGTTTACTAACTACATAAGATGCTACAGAAAAAACAAATCCAATTACGGCTCCAACTACGCCCATCTAAATACCCCCTTTATCCTAGCTTTATATGCTGGTGTTAGTTTCTCAACTACAACCCCAGTATCTTTTGTACAATGAATATATTTTCCATCATCTATATAAACCATTATATGCCATAACCCTAAAGGCATTAAAATAGCTATAAAATCACCATATTTAATATCTTCTAATTTTATTTCTTGAAAACGTTCTTTTGCTAATTTTAAAAACTCTTTAGTATCCTCTAATGTAAAAAAATCTTTAAATTCTGGATGTATTAAATAATAAGGCGCAAGACACCCCCACGCCTTATTATCATCTGTGAATTGAACAAAAGATTTTCCTACAAATTTATATGCTTCTTCTTTTGGAATCATAATATCTCCTAGCTCCGAATTACCGTTTCTCTTGGAACAGAAGGATGCCCCCCAAAACGCTCTTCATTGTGTCTGTTTATACAATCCTCTAATGTTTTACCGCAATCAAAATAAGCCCCCACATAGCCGCACCGCTCATCTTTAAATTGATATTGACAGTTGGGGTCAAAAGTCATGTTAGGACTATCTTGTTGATAATCCCCTAAACTTCTTACTACTTTAACATCAAAAGTGCTGGCTGTCATACTAATATTATCCAAAACACCTTCATAAATTAATAACGGAGGCTCATCAGGAAAATCTGGCAACCACTCATATAATTTACAAGGCTTATTAATAAAGTTATTTCCTTGATTAGCTAAAATAGCCGCCCATCCCTGCCAATGATTAGAAAGTGTTAAAGAAAGTGTCTCAATAGACATATCAGAATTTTCTTCTCTATCACTTCTAGTTATAGAAGCACTTTGATATATCTCTCCGCCTATCTCTACCTCTTCCACACTTTCATCAACTATAAATCTATAAACTGTTTCATCATTATATTCAACTACAACTAAAAGTCTAGTTGTAATTTCTGGCTCTTTAAGATATCTTTCTATTTGGTCTGGTATGCCAATACTCATGTATTATTCCTCACCTCAATTATTTCTAAAGTAGTATGCCTGTATCCATAATAATCAATTTGTGTAGAATATTTATCAGTATTAAATCTTACATAATACCAATTACCATCTCCACCCATATCTTCACCATCAGAATTTTCTTTTACCCATTTAAATCTAAAAGCTGTTCTTCTTCCCAAATGTGCTTTGAAAAAATCTTCTAGCTTTCGCCCTAATGTTGCATCTTTTTGAAATTCTAACGACCAAGTTCTTCTAGGCTGAGACCAGACATCTCTACGTTGCTCATTTCCTGTAAATTTTTCATCTATTAAAGTCTTATATTCTAAAGAATAATCATAAACTTTTAAAGCGGCTATTCCTGTAACTTCTTGATTTAACTCATAATCATAATAGTCTTCATTAGTGCTTACATCTAAATTATACATTATTTAGCCGCCCCCTTTACTGCCGCTCTCATTGTTTGCTGTGTTCGCATATCTTCTATTAATTTCTTTCTCATTAAAGGATATTGCTGTTCAAAAGCTCTCATATTTGCTTCTGGGTCTAAAGATTGGAACACAGGTGCAAAAGAAATTACAATCGGCGAACTTTCAGAAATTTCTTTATTTAAGTCTTGCTGGTTAGATTGAGCATCAACATTCGATGCTACTAATCCTCCTTCTGCAAATTTAAACTTAGGCAATTTAGCCATTGAAGGAGCAAGTGCTTTACCTTCATTTAATCTATCAAGATAATCTACTCCAAGACGTTTCACTGTTTTTGCAGTTAAAACATATTCTCCATTTGATAACATTGCAGGAATACTATCACTAGTTCCTGTTCCTGCGCCAGAAACATAGCCACCAGTAGCAAACCCGCTCACACTACTCATAGCATTTATCATTTGAATAACTGCCATTACTACCTGTAATGCCATAGCAAATTTCATTAAACCTTCATTACCAGAAACCATAGCTAACCCCATTAACATATTAGGGAGTGCCTGCAATCCAGCTTGCATAGTTAATTTATTATCTAATTTCTGCGCTCCCGCATTTTCTGCCAATAAACCATTTAAAGTTCCCATTGACTGACCAAAATCTTTTGCGGTAAGTGTCAACCCATTAAACTGGTCTTTTAAGCTATCAACTAAACTTTCGTTTTCTAAAGACATCCCACCATAATTTGCGCCAGTCATTGATTCTCCTATGGAAACCCCTCCTGTGCCAGTTGCGATTCCACCTAAACCAGCTTCTTGACCTGAGCCAGAAGACATCTTTGCCATTGCTACTTGAACAGTTTCTCCAAATTGCTGTAATGTAGGAATCAAAGCATCAAATTGCCCTTTAATATTTAAAGAACCTTCTGTTACTGCCTGTACGCCCTGTTCCATTTGAGCTTTTATTTCTTCTTTATACTCATTAACTTGTACATCAAATTCTGTATCTATTGTTAATGCTTTTTCCCCTTTTGGAAGAACCGCATCAAACAATTTATTAGTTATATCTTGCGCTAATCTTTTATGCCACATAGAAGCCCATTCTTTTAAAAGATTGCTTGCGAAATTCTGAAAAGATTCTTTCCAGCTTTTTCCTTCTGTTAAATCATCAAACATTCCTGCCAAGCCATCTGAAAAACCTTCTCTTAATTTCTTTTGAAATGGCGGGACTTCTTCAACAATAGATTTCATTGCCGCTCTTGCATCTTCTGCTTTTTTTACCCATTCATTTTGTTTTTCTAAGCTTCCTGCTTTAGCGGCATAATCTGCTTCCGTTTCATATAAAGCAACTAATTTAGCATAAGTTTTAACATAATCATCAACATATTGCTGACGTTCATAAAAAATTCTTCCTTCTGCTGTTAAACTATCCATTCTACTCTGCTCTACAAGATGATTAATTTCGTTCTCTCTTCTTATAGATTGCAGTTGAACAGCTTCCACTTGTGCCTGTGCTTGTGTGATTTCATATTCCTGTCTTTTAGCTCTTGCTATTGCTAATATCTGCTTCTCTGCTTCTTTTCCTTTTTCTACCCAATTATTCCATAACTCTATCTGTTTTGAATCACTCTCTTGTGTTGCTTGTGCTAATCTCTCTTGTGCTGTTTTAAGCTCTATAACAGTTCTTGTATAGGAATCTCCTAATTCATTGATAATATCTAGTGTAGTTGAAGCTTCTGTTGCTCCATATAAACCATGATAAGATTTAGAAATTGAATCATATGTATCTTGTAACTTCTTATAAGAATCTACAAGTTTTCTATTTGCTTCTGCTAATGCTTCCGCTCTATCTATTTCAAGCTTCTCCAACTCTGTAGAGAATTTCTCAACATCATTTTCTTGACCAAGACTTTTCGCAATATCTATCTTAGCCTTTAATATTTCAATTTGTTTATCTATCTGCCCTTGTTTATTCTTTAAATATGCCTCTATATAATCCTGTGTAGATAATTGATTATTTTTAAAGGCATCTTCTATTTCTTTTAACTGAGCTTTAAAAGAAGCATTTGCTTTCTTCAAATCAGCATCTAATAACTTGTAAGCATTACTTGCTTCTTTTCCAGCACCTTTACCTTTTTTGCCAGCTTTTTCGTCTCCATAACTTTTTTTGCTTAATCCTTTAAATAATTCTTCTGCATCCTTACGCATTTTTTCAGCATCTTCTTTGATTTTTGTAATTCTACCAGCTATTGCATCTCCCGCTGATTTCCAAGCTTTATCAGCGGCATTACCATAATCAGCGGCTTCTTGAAGATACTGTTTATCACTATTTCCAGAAAAATTTAAAGTGAATAAATCCTTCATTGCCATGCCAACTGCTTTTGCTTGTGCTACAAATTGTGACATTTTTAATCTAAAGTATTCACCAAAAGAATTAGTAGTATCTGTTAAAGTATCCCAAGCTAACCCTATTGCTCCTATAGCTCCTACAACACCTAATATTGGATTTATTAAAAATAATAAAGCAACAGCTAAAGCTCCAAGCCCTAATGTCATTCCAGCAAGCATATCAGTATTACTTAATAATACATCAAGAAGTTCTGTAAAATAACCTTGAATCTCAGAAAGTAAATCCATAACTATGCCTAATCCTGTCCATAAAGGAGTTAAAGCGGCACTAATAACTGCTAATCCAGTTGCAAGTAAATCTAAACTATCTGCTACCCCAGTTAATATAATATTAGAAATTTTTCCTAAAAGGTCTATTATTGGAGAAAGTGCTTTTATTAATTTTGCCATAGCAGAATATATTTTTTCTACAATATTTAAAGTGGATTCATTTAAAGTAGTAGTAAATACTTCTTTCATTTCTCCATTATCTTGCTGTTCCATAGTTTTATTAATAGTAAAAAATACTTGTTGTAATTTTAATGCTTGCTCTTTAAATGTTTCAAATAACCCACTACTTTTCATTGCAGTTCCGAATACTCTGGAAATACCATCATCTAAGTTGGAAATTAAGCCTGCCCAAGTATTTTGAAACTCATTGCTTGCCGCTTGGAAACCAGCCATACGTTTCATTACATCTTCATAAAGTGTTCCTTCTTCACGAAGTTTATTTACTGTTGCTGTTGTATATCCCAAAACAGTAGCAAGCATATCAACGCCAGGTCTGATTGCTTCACCAGAAATCAATCCTCTTAATTCCTGTACTACCTGTTGATTGCTTAATCCAAATGTTTTAACAGCCTGTGCTCCAACAACAGTTAAATCAAGAACTTGCTGTAAACTCATTCCAGCATCTATACCTAATGCCATTGTGGATTGCAAAGCTCCACCTAATTCTTCCATTGTTAAAGAAGTTTTTAAAGCTTCATCCTGCATTTTCATTAATAAAGCATCTGAAATTTCTAATGCTCTATTAAAAGGTATATCTTTTTCATCTTGTTGTAATGTGGAAGAAATAATACCAGAATAACCTAATCTCAGTGTTTCCATAGAGGAGGCAAAATTCATTCCAGGAGAGATAAGAGAATTAAAAATAGAGGCAATTTGCCTAACACCTTGTTCAAGCAAAAAGACTTTAAAAGATATATTAGCAAAAACATCAAAAGCTTTTGATGCTGAACTAGCTAAACCATTCATTGCGTTTTTAGCAGTATTCAATCCACTTGTTATATTTGCCGCTGATGAATCCATTCTGCCTAAATTGCCGAACACTTGATTGGGTGCTGTTCCTAATGTTCCATATACTCTATTTACACCGTTTCCTTGATATCCAACTTTTGACATATCAAGATTAGGTGCTTTTATACTATTCAAACTTGTTTGTGTAGCAACAGCTTGTAATTGTACACTCTTTAATGCGCTGACAATAACCTGTGTTTGTTGTTGCATAGCACTTGCTACAGAAGCAAATCCTTTTGTCATTCCCGCTGTCATTGAAGCTCCTAAAGCGGTATATGAATTTTTTAAGGCTAAAAGTGTTTGCTCATTCGCTCTTAATGCTTCTGTTGTTAATTTACTCTGCGCTTGAATTGTTGCAAACCCTTTAGTCATTGTAGCAGTAGCAGAACTTACAGAACTGCTCATTCTTGCCATTGCAGTAGAATTTGCATTACTCATCGCTTTTATTGCATTTGCATTTGAAGCACTGCTAGTTTTTATTGTATTAGCCAAAGATTTAAAACTTATATCAACTGTTCTAGACATTGTAGACATTGCTGTTCTAATACCAGATGATAAAGTTGTTATTGTTTTACTTGTATCTCGATAAGAATTAGAAATAGAAGTAAAGCCACTACGCATTGAGTTACTATTCTTAGTCACTGCTTGTGTGACTTTACCAATCGCATTATCTATATCTTTGCTTGAACTATTAAAGGAAGTATTTAAAGTTTTTAATTGTGAAGTGATTGTTTTTATGTCTTTCGCCATTTGCGAAGAATCTAGCTCAATGGAAGCGACAAGTTTACCTACATCATAATCACTCACTTGTATCTTCCTTTCTAAATAAAAAGAAGGAGTTATTTTTTAATAACTCCTCCACCCATTTTTACAAAGTCTTCTATTCCCATTTTTTTTACTGTGTTATTGTTTATTTTAGGAATTTTGGAACCTTTTCCAATACCCTGTTGCACATTTTCTGGAATTTCTGTTCTGCTTTTTTCATATTTTATATGATATTCCAATAATCCGAATATCTTGCGAGGAGTGCTACTCCAAAATTCATAATCACTAAAATGTAATATTCTTTTGGAAAAATAATAGTATGCTACCCAATCCCATCCCTCTTCTTCCCCGCTATCTTTGGAGAGAGATGTTTTTAGTTTTTTGCTTCTGGTGTAGCTTCTACTTCATCTTGTGAAGGTAAAGAAGATTGTACTGCGCCAGAAATATACTCCATTAATACAGGAACATTAGAGGCATTTAAACAAGCCCCAATTTCTTCATTTGTAATATCAGGACAACTTGAAATTAATCCTGCTCTTAAAAAATTAAGAGTATCTTTTATTTTTACGCCCTTGCCTTCTGCTCCTTGCATTCTTGCAAAAGCTTCTTCAATAGAACCATATTCTTCTTCTAAAAGAGCAAAAGCATTCAAATCATAAGATAATGCTACTTGTTTATCTCCTAAAAGAAATTCATATGCTTTAGGTTTTAATATTTGTAATTGTTTAGACATTATTTTACCTCACTATTCATTTTTACTACTATATTATAACACATTTCTTCTAAATTGTCAATAGATTTTTTAAAAAATATTAAAAAAGAGGGGAGATTTCCCCTCTTGATTAAGCCCTAATTGTGACTTTAAAAGTTGTTGTTAATTTTCCAACAGTAATAGTTACTGTTTGATTTGTGGTGACAGAAGAACTATCAAAACCACTAATGTTTGCCATTGTGATTGTTAAATTTCTTTTTGTCCCACCTTCATAAGCTCCTTCAACTACTAATCCATCTAATTTCAAAGTTTCTCCAATAGAATAAGTTGTTTTTGTTGGAGGAGTTTTTACAGAAATGCTTGTTAATTCACTTGGGATTTCAATTTCTTTTTCCTCTTTATTAAGAATTAACTGCCACCAATGTCCACTTTTACGAGTAGGCATTGCTGTTCCTGTAAAAGAACAATCACCAAAATCTCCACTAGAATCATTTACTGTGAAATCTGGTGGTTCGCTTACACGACACTTATAAAGTACAATGTGGGCATCTCCAATAGTTTCACCTGCATAATCCCACTTACCTTCAATTTTAAAGTAAGGTGGTGTAGCATTTTTAGCAGTCAACTCATAAATAACAGTTTCAGCTTTATCAGCACCTGCTCTTGTGATTTGACCACCCATAATAACTTCTAATCCTGATAAGCTTACAACAGAATTCGTAACTGTAAAGTTAATGCTAGTAGTACGAGAATATGAATCCATAATAGTTGAATCACCATACAGAATCTTATTCTCTAATTCAGGGGATACTTGGAATGATAACGCACCAGCTAAATCTACAGGATTATCATAAGTTGGCTCTGCATCAGCGGAATCAGAAATCATTCTTGAAACCTTTACATCTTTTAACTCCATAAGACGTAAGGCGGTAATATCCATAGCCATTAATCATTCGTCCTTTCTAATAAGTTCCACTCAAAGCAGTTATATTTAACACCCAATTTACCCTATTGCTTTCATCATAAGTTAAAAATTGTGGTGGATTAACTTGCTTTACATGAAATTTTTTACCTTCTGGGTCAACCATTATCCCAGTATTCAGTAATTTATATATGCTGTTAATACAGCTTAACACTTGTTCAGCTTTTGAAGCTCTCACTCTAATCTGACAAGTAAAATCAACACTATTCCTTGCTCTACCAACAATAGCATAAGAAGGAGTATCATAAACAGCAATATTTAAAGCTTTATTAGAATTAGTTAAAGGAATGTTATTTATGAAAATATCTTTTCCGACTTTTCCATAATTTAAGCTTTCTAAATACTTTGCAACACTTGTAGCAAATGTCATCGTGCTCCCATTCCTTTCTTTGTAGCTTCTTTAATAATGCTCATTAATAACTGTTTATTAGACCTATAAGGGTATTCTAAATACTTAGCTTGTCCTCCATTCGGATGTCGCAAAGTTAAATCTTCATGCTGTATCCAAGCATAATTAAAAGTCCCAGCACTACTATTCCCCCACGGAGCTAATGCTTCATATTGTACTTGATAAACCATTCTTGCACTACTTGTACTATCTGTTATTTTAACAACTTTTCCAGACCGCTTTAATTTACCTGTATCTACTGGAACTAATTCTTGCGACCACTTTAAAAGCATATCTGCCGCTTTTTTTACACCAGAAGCTCCATATAAAGACATTTTTATACTGTATTGTTCTAACACTTTTGTAAACCCATCAAGATTTTTACTGCTTTTGCCTCTGGCATTAAAACGTAGCTTCAATCCCATTATTAAGCACCTCATAATCTTGAAGAGCACCAGATACTGCTGTAGCCCTTACACTGTAATAAATACCACTTAAAACGATTCCATTATCATTTCCAAGTATGATATATCTTTCAGTGTTCTCTCCAATAGTTACATCTATAGCATCTCTGGCTTTTACTATATGCGGAAGAATACTGCCACGAGTGAATTGAATTGTCACATTCTCACGAGTATTTTTTAAATCCTTACGTTCATAATCAAAATCAGGGTCTCCCTCTTTATCAGTATTCATTGCGGCGATTATTGGAATACGATTTTCATAATCATAATCCAATATTGCTAATCCTTCATCGTTATATCGCTCTTCAAGAAGAGGTACATACTCAAAAGACATATTTAATACTCCCATCATTTGATATACTTCTTGCAAAGAACTTTCAACCCATTCTTTATCACCCATTTGTCATTACCTCTTGCGAAATTAATGACTTTGCACCATTTCTTCCCTCAAAAACCAAAACTATATAATAATTTGTATTTGCAGATAAATTATTTAATCTGTACTTAGTTCTATTTATATCATAAAACATTTGTGTTGTTAAAGCTTTAGAAATATCTAAGACAGTATCTGCGTACTCATCATACATAGGCTCTAAACCATAATATAATGAATACCTTTTGAAATTACCATAAGATAAATCAAACTTATTCCATGATAATTCAATACTGTTATCACTAACTAAATCTATTGATAATTTAACAGGCTGTTCCCTAGAAAGATTATAATTTCTTATAGTCCCATCTTTTGTTGCAACAGTTACAGGTTTCACTATTACAGTATAAATACTAGCATTAGTTTCAAGCTCTGTTTGCACTTCTTGTGCTAAAGCGGTATAATGAAAAAATCTATTACCTTTTTTAAAAGAAGCTTGTTCTACCGTTACATCAAATTCAGGTGCTACTGCTAAAGCTAATCTTTGAAAAATTTCAAGTTTAGCATATAAAATAACAATATATTCTTCATCAGGTATTATTTCTTCTACTGTCTTGCCAAGCCTTTTTGCGCTTTGTTCAACTATTTTAGGAATATCTTCCTGTAATTGAGCAAAAGCAGGGTCTTGACTAATAAGAGGTGCAGATAACATTAAGCTATCTATTAAATAAGATACTAACAAATCTTTTGTTGTATCCATATTACCCCTCCCTTATAAAACGTCTAGAGCGTTTCTCTCAGCTAAATAATTCTTTAACTCCTGTGATACTTTGTAAGTTTGACCTTTTTTCATGTAAACCCAAGCATCACCAAAATAAAATTCTATATCAATTTTAGCCCGAACTTCTACTGTTTTAGGAACGGACTTTATTTCTTTGACCTCTAAAACATCTAAATCTACAACTGCTTCTTTCGTTTCTGGTGTTTGATTTCTAGCCAATTTTAAATCCTCCATATATTATAAAAATAGGGAAGGGAATTACCCCTTCCCTTAAAAGGTTCTTATCCAGCCTGTACTGTAACAGTGAATGTAGTGGTTTTACCCCTTACAGTTACAGTGCAAACTTTTTCGCCAGCTTCCGCACTATTAAAACCTGTAACATTATCTTTTGTCACAGTTTCAACTTTTGTGCTGGAATCACTGTAAGTTCCTGTTACAACCATGCCAGTGATATCTAATTCATCACCTATTGCATATGTTATTTTTGTGGGCGGTGTTGTTACCACAATACTTACAAGTGTAACTGGTGTGGGAGGTTCCTCGCCAACATATTCATTAGCAAGCAAATTTGGAGCTTGCTTATAATGAAATACAGAATCCTCTGAGACTTCAAGAGTTTTTGCTAACTTACTAGGAGCTTGTTCTGCAAAAAATACATCATTAACATTAGCTCCTGTTTTATTAGCAATAACTTCTGGGGCTTGCTCCATATAGAATACATCAGTATCCGTTAATTTTTCAGCCATTTAAATCCCCTCCCTGCTCATTTATTAAGCAGTTTCAATGATAACGCCATGAGTAGGATTTAAGGATTTAGTGCCCCAAATTCCATACCAACCAAGTTTCAACTCACGTTGGAAATCTTGTGGAGTATCTGTTCTAATTTCAGGTGGTAAAGCTACTGCCATAGCGTAGTAATCTTCACCAAATAAGACAGCTTGATATACGTCAATGCTATTTTTGCCTGCACCCTTTAAATCAGCTTTATAACCAGCAATATTATCACCAGCAGGTGCGGCACCATTAGGCATCATGGTAGTTTCGATAACACTTTTGTTACTCATTCTATTGAATGGGCGGGTCGATTACTTTTTTCTCTCCCGCTCTCTTACTTTCGTAAGAGTTCAGCCTATATCTTCACCCTCAATTTGAGGGGTTTGCCACATAGTCGTTACAAGGGCAAGGAAGTTTAACTTTATCAAACTTGTAAAACATACTTTGTGGAATAGTACCTTTAACACTTTCTAAAAACTTAATAGCACTCTCACTACTAAATCTCAAACTATGTCCTTTACTACCCCTAAGTCTGATTTTAATATTATAATCAAATTTTCTTTTCAAAACATCTACAACACACTCACAATCTTCTATTGAATAACCATCAACAGTTATCTCAAAAGAAGTTCCTGATTTAGTTCCATCATCTAAAATCCAATACAGTAGAGCTTCATTTGTAATCTCTTCTTCAAACTCTTTTGGTATTGTTTTCTTACCTGTTCCATAGAACATTTCATAATACCTATTGAGTTCTTTATGTCCCTTAGATTGAAAGTAATAACTACGATTATTATACTTTTTAGGAACAGACTTGCAAATTGGTTTTAATATATTATATTTAAAATATAAATAATCTTTTTGCTTCATTCCTTGTTCTGCTCTTATATAAGCATATCTGTTTACACCTTCTATTTTTTGGGCATGTAAATCTCCTAAAAGACTTCCAAATACTAAATCTTTCATATCTTGTGTAAACCCCACACTATTTGTGATTCTACTATAATCAGTGTCAATGCCAAATTGTTTCGCTTTTACAGCAATATATTGCTGTGTAGTGTTGTATAGTTTAGCTACCTCTTTTTGAGTCATTGTAGCTAATTGTTTTTCAAGAATCTCTTTCTTATACTTCCTACCTTCTCTCGGAATTGCCATATAAACCACCGTTTCTTATATAAATTTTCTCCGCTTATATTATAACATAAAATTTATATCTTGTCAAGTGTATTTACTTAGGGTTTTCCGATTTCGGCAACTTTTATTATTTAAGGACGCTAACCATAATTACTTATGGACAAGGCTCATCGAAAAGTTGTGAACTTTATGCAGTCAACCTCACGTCATCTATTCTACCAATTTCACCGCTGAACAACTGTTCAGGTGCACCATAATTACTTGCATTTATCCAAGCTGGGTCATCCCGCAATGTTCTTGATTGATGCTATCTGTTACTTTTATGACCAATTTCTTGGCGGGGGGAACACTTCAATGTAGGGCGTACAACTCCCTAACGGAATCCCCTCTTATAGTTTCCTATAAGTCCAGACTATCTCATCTTCCTCTTTTCAAGGAAGTAACGTCCATAGTCGTTGCAAGGGCACAGATATTTTACAGTATGTAAGGTCTTTTTATTTTATATGACATACTGTCGATTATAAAAGGCTCAATTAAATCAAAGAGTTTCTGGGTCTCATCTGTTCCAATATAAATTCTTTTTCCTTTTCTTGATTTTGGACTAGCCACACTACTTTTGATTCCGAAGTTTTTGAACAAAGCATTTCTCAATAAATCTATATCTTTATCGTTAAACGCATCAGTACAAAACATTGCAAAAGCATTTCTGGTTTTTAATCTTTTTGTTATGGAAACATAGGAACTTGTCCCATCATCCATAAACCAATAAGCTAACCCTCTTACTGTCAGTAATTCTTCAATATTTTGAGGAACTCCTTTTATACCGTCATTTACAAATAGCTTATAAATGTCCATTAATTCAAAAGAAGACAATGAGTTAAAATAAACTGTAGTATATTCTCCACTTTTCTGTTTTCTCGGTGGAGTACCACACATATCTTTAAATATGCCATAAAGGTGATTGACATAATCTTCTTGTTTTATAGACTGACCTATATTAAATCTTGCTGTTTTTTCTGATACTTTAGAGATGCTTCCATCTCCCAACAATTTTCCTATTAAAATTTCTTGCTGTAAGCTATTCATTAATGTATCCTGCCTTCTCACATGATTACCTTATCAGTGAACAACTCTGACTTAGGCTTCCATGTTTTCACGTTATTTTTCAAGACGACTTACGCCGCCAAGTCCCCACAATAAGGATGTACAAAGCAAATATAATAATTACCACCGATTTTTGGTGCATTATTGGTTGACAAAATTTCAACGGCATCTTTAATAGTTGCTACTGATAATTCATTTGCACCAGCGGCAATTTCATTTCTTGCTGAAATTTTAGCCGCATCTTTTTTACGACCAAAAATTTTAGAGGTGCCTACGTCACCTGTACAAGCGGTATCTCTCAATTCACATTCGATTGTATGTCCAATGTTTCTGCCCAGCAATTTTAAGCTGTTAGCCATCTGGTCAACAAAAGAGAACTGTAAAGATAATGAAGTAATTGCTGTTGCAGTACCATGCTCTGTAACAACAATTTCTTTCATTGTAGAGCTTAAAGTTTGAGATTTAATTCTCTCACCTTCAAGCAATTCTGGCGGCAACTCTAAGTTTTTGTAAGTCAACATTTTTATAGTATTGCCAGGTTGAGTCATTAACTCAGTTTTTACAGCCGCAAACTGATAAAATCTCATAACTGGTTCAGCTTGATAGTCTAATTCTTTAGAATACACAGGTTTTAATTCGTTAATTAAGCGAATCGCATTACCTGCGGCTAATTCAGTACCACCCTCACGAATAATTGTATTAATATCATTCGCTGTTGGGAATTTTGGTGTTTGGTTTTCAGCCATTTAAAAAATCACTCCTATTAAAATTTACGATTTCCTGAATCTCCAAACATTACTTTTCGCAAAGCTTCGTAAGTTTGATTATCCATGTCTCTGACAGATGCTAAAGCATCTTTATTTTTTGATTCAAAGATATTATTCATATCTGGTGTCGGTAATCCCAGATTTGGTTTATATTTCTCTTTGACTTTATCTTGCAAAGCTTTTGCTTTTGCATATGTACTATCAATTTCTTCCTTAGTAGAACCTATTACTAAGTCTTTGAAATCTTCGTCAATATCACTTAATTTAGAAGCTTTATATGCTTCCACTTCTTGTGATTGTTTGTAAGCTTCAAATTCAGCTCTAGCTTTTTCTACCTCTGCTTTTAATTCATCCCGCTCTTTTGTGAGAGCTTCCAATTCTTCTTTACCCAAAGATTGTCCCTCCTGTTTTGCTTTTTCAATCAAGTCTTTAAGCCGTGTTATCTCTTTATCTCTTTCTGCTACAGTATCTTCAAGTCCATTGGATTTTAAAATCTCAGCATTAAGCTTTTCACTTTTAATTTTTAGCTCACCTTTTAATTTCTCAATCTCAGGATACAGTTTTGCTTTTTCCTGCTCCCTCGCTTTGGACAATAACGCATCTATATCTACTTGTGTTTGTGTGTTCTGCGCTGGTGCAGGTTCTTGACCAGTCACTTGTGTACCCTTTTCTTCTTCTGACATTAATTCTTCCTCCTAATAAATAACAATTACTTACCTTGTGGTTTCATTGAAACCTTTGTACCATTGGTAGGCATCCTGTTAGCAGGTTTTTTGTCAACCTGCAACTTTACCGCTGGGGTAATATTTGTATTAGCATTTGATGGTTTCATATATTTCTCCGCTGACACTCTACCACCTCCTTCTTTTATAAAGTATCTATATTATACCTTTTTTGAAGGTTAGGTTTTCTCTAATCCAGTAAAGAGTTTTTTTTCTTCACCATCTCTATTAGTTCCAACCTTATTTTTAAAATCCATTTGAGGATTAGCATTATTTTCTACTGGAATTTCTTCCTTCTCTGGTTCTAACATTACTGAACCATCAGAAGGATTTACTAATCTGTTTCCTGCTGGCATACTTAAAGGAGCAATACCATAATATAATGGATTTTCCTTACTATCTTTGTCAATCTCTTTTAACAATGCTTGTGGAGAATCTTTTTTAAGTCTTTCTAAAGCATTTTCTCTGCTTTCTAATCCAGCTTTCATTTCTTGCTGAATCTGACTTAACTCTTGAACCATATCACGAGGTAAAATATCCCCAAAAACAACTCTATGAGTAAATAATTTAAATCTATCTGATTCCTTAACAGAAATCATAGCTTCTTTTAAACCAATTAATAAAATAATTTTATTTACAAGTTGAACAGAAGCCCCTGTCATTACTTGTTTTGTTTTTATTAAATCTATTAAAGGCATGAAAGCTATTTGAAAAGCTGTTCCACTTAAATTTGCAGGAGGTGCTTCTCCACCTATAGCTAATTTTGGCATATTAGCAATCTCAAACATATTAGTTTTAGTGTTGCCAATATAATTGATACTCGCTCCTAAATCACCTTGCAATTCTAAGTTGAACACTTTAGCATCTTTAGGCAATCCACCCCAAACATTATTTGCGCCTCTTTCAAGATTAGCTATTCTTGCACCAGTAATAATTGTTGTTGGTGCGGCATGATAAGTTAATATTTCGGAAACATCAGAACATTTAGCGTTTAACTCTAAATTTAATGGTATAATATCTTCTAAGTCAGATAGACCAAAATTAGAGCCAGACAAGGGTAAATTTCTAAAATGTACGATTGGAATAATCCCATATGGGTTAGGAATAACCACATCATCTTTTCCATCTTCTTGTTTTCTTACCTCATCTTTAGTATAAATATATTTAATTGTAACTGTTTTTTTACCCGCAAATAAAGCAGGCTCTCTTTCAACATTATAAATAATAGATACAGACTCTAAAGCATCAGGAGAACCATTATAACCATCTTTATATTTTGGAAAAACAATACTTGAAGGAATACTAAATAATCGTATTCTACCTTTAGGGTACATTCCGAAAGGGTCATCAATTTCACTAGGACTTTCATAATGAACGTGAATATACGCATCTCCTGTAACAGATTTACACTGCCCAACATTCATCATTAACTCTGAACCATTATTGTCATCCCATATTCCATTTACAAAACTTTGTATATCTTTTTCAAACTCTTTATCAAATTTAAAAGTAAAACCACCATTAAATTCAGTGCTAACATATTTATTTACAAAACGTCTACACCAATTTTGAGTAGTTTGTGGTGAATCTTCATTAGTAGCGATGTAATCAAAATGATACCCTAAAAAGAAATTCCAAAACCTCTCATATTCAGCAAGCCTTGCAAGGTCTGTTTCTCCTAAATAAGAAGTTTTATCATTCAACTTAACGAATGGTTCTACCATTTTTGTTAAAAGTGAACGATAACCTGATACCAAATCCAAACCATCACCACCTTCTTCTTAATCTTTGATTTAATCTATTTGTAAAATGATAGCTACTAGAATTTGTTTTAAAAAACTCATTTTCTGTAACCAATTCTGGTGCTCCCATTTCCGTTTTTAATCCCCAAACCATTAAAGCGGCACTAAAGGGATAATCATCATGTTTATTTCTTTCTTTAGGATGTCTTACAACTAAATGGTTATTTTGATACTCTTTTTGCAATTCTAAAAACTGTTCTTGAAATTTTTTAAATTCTATTGTTTCAGCAGTTTTAGGAGAAGCAGGATAATGAAAACAATTAGCTTTTAAATAAGCATCAAAGTATTTCATTAACGCAGATTTTGAAGGAACAGTAAATACAAAAGGTACAACAGGGCATTTTAGATTAGCCGCAAGCCTGTCAACAACAGGTGCCCCTACTCCTGTTCCATCTACTACAATACCTTTAACTGTAAAATTCTTTAAGAAATCCATTATCTTATAATACTGCTCTTCATAGTTATCACCAACTATTTCTAACCAGTCTAAAATTCTCACATCATATAAAACATAGTCAGGAACTCCTGCTTCTGTTGCCTGTTCTACAATTATAGGATTTGTATAATCTGGAAGTCCTACAGTCACTACTGTACTATCCTGTGACTTACCTATATCAATTCCTACTATGCACTGAGTATCATAACATACGTATTCTCTATCTTTATTTTTCATTGCTATTGGTTCTTCTGTGAACTTATTAGCATCAATAAACATTCCATATTGGAACATCCACTTTAATTTATAACTCATTTGATATTCTTCGCTATTTTCCCCTAAAATCATCTTAGCTGATTCTAAAGTCTTAGCATAATGCGGATTAGCTTTTACTACCACATCGCAATCAAATTCAAAATGACTCTTTAATCTTATTTCCTCATTTTCCCACCGCTTTTTATTTAATTGAATAGTATCATAAAAAAAGTTCTTATTGATATTTGGCGTCCCAATTAAAATCTTTGTTCCATTATAAAACGAAACTGTTGGGAAAATAGATTTTTTAAATTTAAAATTACTGATATCCTGTGCTTCATCACATATTAAAATATGATATGAGCCACCTTCTATATTAGAACCTTCACTTGCGCTTTTACAAGTAACAGTAGATTTTATATTTAAATTATTAAACTCTAATGTTATCTTTTCGCCATTAAATGTTCCGAATCTTACATTAAAATCTGGATTTGTTAATACCTCTAATGCGGAAGAACAAGAAACACAATCTTTTATGTTTTCAAATATAATTTGTGATTGCGCTTTTGTTGGAGCAAAGATTCCTACCATTACACCATCTTTAAATAACCTAAATCTTTTATCATCAGAAAACATTGGCATATTTGCCAAGATAGGAAGAAAAATAATTAAACCCGCAACAGTGTTACTAACTGTAAAGCTTTTTCCACTCTGACGAGACATTAAAGCTGTTAAAGTTTCAGAATCATTTTCTATTACTGCTCTTATAATTCTCTTGCTAAAATGTGCTTGATACGAAAACATTTCTTTGCCTGACAAAAGATAGCAAAAATCAAAAATTTTGTTGACTAATTCTGTAGTCGAAAACATATCTTGTGCCATAAATACCTCTATCTAAAAATAAATAAACCTAGTAAATAATACTAGGTTTATTATAGTATATAGGTTAGTGTCTCCCTATAATCCAATATCCATTTTTGCTTCTAAAAGTTAATCGTTTGCCTGTTTCACGTTCTTTTTGCTGTAATTTATCATACTCACGCTTTGAAATACGTTTCATATTATTTCATCACTCTTTTCATTGTGTTATTATTATACCATAAATTTATAGATTTGTCAATAGATTTTTTTAAAATATTTTAATTTTTTATTCTTTTTTTGTCATTAAATGAATAAATTCATCATCTGTCCATAAAAAGATTTTCTTTTTTCGTTCTCCTCGCATCTCTGCTACATAACAGCCAGGAATTCCTACTCGATATCCTTTCGTTTTAGCATAAGACGGATATACTTGAAAAGTTCCTCCCCAAACCTCATACGTAATTTCTGGTCTAGGCTCTTTAGTGAATTTATTATGCTCTATTACTACTCGTTCTTTTTTATATCGTTGGTGATGATGTTCACGCCATATAACAGTAGCATTTATCCAATCCCAAACACCATCTCTTTTTGGTGCTTGATGTTGAACAAAATGAATATAACAATTACTGCCCACATTAAAATAGAGAAAACAAAACTCTGCCATATAAATTTCAGGCTTGCCTATCAATGTTGCTAACATAAGCTCAGGGGTAAAATATGAATCATGCTTCCTTCTTCCTGCCCAATGGTTTCCATCTATAATATACAAAATTCTATCAGCATAAGGCTTCATTATTTCTGCTAACTCGTATACTTGCTTATCACCTATTGACCACTCTTCTGTAACATCAGATTTAGAAAGCTTTGTTGCACCATTTCCTGCATCTCCCCCTATGCCCACATACATATTAGGAATTGACATTAAATAATTGAATGTCTCTATAAATAATTCTCTGTTACAAAGCCCCCAATGAATATCTGAAAGGTTTGTGAAATAGGCTACCTCTTCATCTGTTCTAAAGGTTACGATATGTTTTCGTAAATCCTCAAATATTATATCTTCTTTGCGCTTCAAGTTATATCTCCTTGTAAACATTCTTTAGCAGACTTATCTTCTCTAAATCTAATGAATCTTGGATTAATTAACGTAACTACTCTACCATCTTTGCTTATCAAAGAATTCTGATATTGTATCTCCACAACCTTACCTATATATGAATCTTTTCCCTTCTCTTTTATTTCCGCTTTTAATTCGTCTGATAAATTGCTTGCAGTACAAACGTAAACTAACTTATTATCTTTATAAGCTCCACAAACTACCCCACCTACCCATTTATTATAATAGGATTTAGTAACTGGAATCCTTGTTCCAAAACTTGTTGTTTCCCAATATTTCCACTTTAATAATAAATCATCGTCACTTAATTTACCATTATAAAGACTTGATGGCGGTTCAAACCCCATAATAACTAAATCTGCTGTTTTTATACTCTTATACTTCAAAAAATTACCGCTCCTTTTTTCTACATAAGGTGCAAAAATATCTTTCAATATTAATCCCTCTTTACCACAAGACCAAAAAAACGTTAAAAGGTCTGCAAAAGATTTAGTAGGTTTTCTAATATCTTGAGTTAATTCAAAAATAGCCCCCTGTGTTTTACAATTCTCTATAAAATAACTTGGCACCATTTTAATATAATCACTAAACATATATCTAATATTATCTAAAATTTTTAACCGCTCAATAAGAGGTAAATCTTTTATATCTTTACCATTATAATAAACAATATCAAATACTTTAAAAGTTAAGTATCCATTTTTATTCTGAAATGCTATTGCATTTTCAGGTGTTGCTCCTGTAACTTTCTGGACTTCAAAAAAGTGAGAATCATTTCCATAAACTAATTCACCATCTAAAACTGTTCCTGCTAAAGTATGTAAATCACAATCTCTTAAATGCGGTAACTTATCTGTTGCTTCATCTCTCTGCCCTGTCTTTTTAGAAAAGCCACGTAACATTATCCTATTAAACTCTGTTCCTATATGCATACATGCTCTATGCCCATCTAACTTCTCCTGTGCAATATAAAACCCTTCTGCACTTTCTAATTCCTTAAATGTCCCCACTTTACAAGTCTGAGGAGTTACGTCAACCATTTCAACACCTCTTTTGCAAGAACTTCTTGAACATACTTTTTATACTCTTCTACAGTTTTGAAATCATTATGAACAGTTATATCAAAAGATGAAAAACTATCTAATTCTGTCTCGCTCTTACTTAAAGATTGCTGTAAAGTGAGTCCATTTCTAAATAATTGATGCTCTCTCTCCACCCTGATAACCAAAGGAGAAAATTCTTTCATTTCCATTATTTCATTTTCGTAACGACAATCAGCAACAATATAAACAGAATTAGAAGAAAGACTTGGACTATCTCTCTCTACTCCTTTTATTGCAGACTTTAAGCAATCTACCCAATAATTTTGATTATATTTTCTTACAGATTCACCAATATCTATTAATAATTGCCGACCTTTTTCATCTTTTTTACCGTTCCATTTAAAAACTGTTTCGCAAATATACTTCAAACTATCAGCATAATGAGTAATTAATACATCTTTGCCCTGTTCTTTTAAATAATCCTTTAATACCCTTGCTAAAGTATCTTTTCCGCTTCTGGCTTTCCCACTTATTAAAATAACTTTTTTTGACATTTTAATACCACCTAATAATTATTTTGTTTGTTTAGTTTTTAAATCATCATAAGCATCATATCTTAATTTTGTGTATTTAGTATGCTTGACCCTATCTTCACACTCTTTTTGTTTGCCTTTATTAAAATTTCGGTAGTCAACGGTTAAATACAATTATGTTATCGCTAGGCTTTTTATCCTAACTTCTTACGGTTTCCCATAAGTTCGGCGTACATTTTTACCCTCAACTTTACTTGTTAGGGTATCGGACACTCTTGGCAGGATTATATTTATTCACCTGCTACGCTCTACAGTAGCTATCAGCCTTTCGCTATCTAATAACTTACCTCGGTATTCCCTTAATTTTTTTAAACTTATCACATTTCTTAAGTATTGTCAAGTAAAAATTTTAGGGTTCACCGATTTTGCCCAATAATTATATTTACAATTTCTTGTAAATACGGCTATTCAATAACCTGTAACTCTTCTTAATCGCAAAATATTATTGCTTCCGCAATTAGGACAAACACTTGGAATATCACTTTGTAAACCACAATCATGGCAAACATCAATAGGGAAATTATAAGCTAAATAGGGAACATCAATAGACATTGCGTAATCCATAATATCCTCTACCGCTTGTTCATTTTTCATTGCATCTGCTTCAAACTCAATATAAGTAATACAGCCTGCCGTGGGGTATTTACAGAATTTAGCTTCAATATCTAATTTTTCAAAAATAGATGCTTGTTGCCAAACTGGAACATGATGCGAATTAGTTATATATTCCCTATCTGTAACATTAGGTATTACTCCAAACTCTTTCTTTAAAGCCAAAGCATATTTATATGCCAATGTTTCAGCAGGAGTAGCATAACAAGAGAAATTCAAATTATGTCTTTCACTTGCTTCAACCGTTCTTTGATAAATATGCTCAACAACTTTTAAAGCAAAATCCAAACTCTCTTTAGATTCATAATGGTCAGCACCAAACAATGCTTGGCACATTTCAGCAATACCAATATATCCAAACCCTAGTGTGAAATGCTTTAATGTTTCATAAATTCCTTTTTCTCTTGCCAATTTTGCATCAGCAACAATATTATTGTTATACATAAATGGAGCGGCTTTTACACTTTGCTTACACATATAAAAGAATCTTTCTATTAAGCTTTTTTCTGTTAAATCTAATACTTCATCAAGCTCTTTCCAAAATCCTTCTAAATCTAATGGTTTGCCTAAGCAAATGCCATGTTTTATTCCAATTCTAGGTAAATTAATAGTTACAGGGCAAGCATTACCTCTACCATCTTTTTTATACCCCATTCCATGCCTATCTTTACCTATCAGGGTTCTACACGTATTCTCCACTATCGCTAGTGGTACTGACTATATTATCTGTTTTTTTAAAAACAGCCCTCCGCTTCGGATACGGTGTCTATCTCCGTCCCTACGCCGCTACACTCATCACGGCTAGTCGATACACTTTGTTCATCACAATATTCAAATGTAAAAATTTTTTTATAAGGAACTTTTGTTTTTCCTTTTAAAATCTTCATAATGGAAGTTTTGCCACCTCTTATTCCACAAGACTTAGCACAAGAAATTAAAGTATCAAAAATTTCTTCTTCGCCTGTTTGAAGATTTATTTTTTTCACTTTACGAGCATTTGGATTTTTAGCACCTAACTTAGTTTTTCTTATTTTCTCTTTTATAACTTCTAATTCTTTAGAATTCTTATTTTTATAAGTATTTCCCCCACATTTAGAAGTAACAGCAACTTCATTATAACCCAAAGCAACACTGCTAAAAAAATTTATCCAAAAAATCTCTTTTTCTGTTAGTTCCCCTTGTGTTTTCGCAGTATCAATAATTTCATAACAAAACAAATTTTTTCCATATTTTCTAATAGCTCTTGCAAATTTAGTATCAAGTTTTCCGCTTAAACTATCAGTAATATGTCTATGAAACCTATCCTGCACAGGTCTTATTGTCTGCCCAATATAAACTTTTCCATTTTGAATATTAGTTATTTTATAAACCCACATCTTATCACCAGATTTACGCAATATATGAACCTTAGCACGGTCTCAACTCAAAGAGTCCTAACCGTTAGCAACCTACTGGTCACACCGCCTGACGGCGTTCAAAGGGTTTTAAATGGGCTAAGTTCCACTTACCCATTGTAGCCATTTCTTCATCAATGTTTGAAGCAGGATTTTTACTCCAATCACAATTTACAATGTTTGGATATATCCTTTTACTTAAACTCTTTATGGCTAATTTTTTTAAATCATAATTAGGAGTTCCCTCTTTATCATTAACCCCTTTTTTGTATTGAAAAATACTTATTGGGAAAATCGGAGTTAAATGATTTTTGCCTATTCCCTCAATAGAAGCATTTAATAACCATTTTGTTACTAATCTTCCTTCTGGCGTTATATCTAAACCATAGTTAATTGAAGTAAAAGGTAATTGACTCAATTTGTTATCCTACAAGCTTTTTATCTCATAGTTCTTATGGTTTCCCATAAGTTCGGCGTACATTTTTACCCTCAACTTTACTTGTTAGGGTAT